CTCTCAATAACAGGTACAACGGCGTTGGCTCCGTTCTTGACCTCGTTAGTAAGATTCTCAGTATAGGTTTTTAGTTTTTCACTGCTCATAATGTTTGATACATTTATTTATTGACAAAATTAAGTGCGTAGTTTATAGTAGATAAATATATGGCGTTGAGAAAAATAAATTACCTTAATAATAGAGATCTACTGGTAGAAATACACAAATCTAAGTCCAGTTATTGCAGTTTTGTGGCAGATGAGTTTCATCAATATGATATAATTTTGACCAGTATAGACAGAATTAACCTTAGAACTATTGCAGAAGCAAAACGCAATAGAGCAAAGAGGCTGACCCAAGAAGCATATGAAAAAGCCAAACAAGTCAATCCAAAAATACGTTTGAGCCAATGCGAAATCAAATATAAAAGCATTCCAAAGGACAGTTTAGTATTCAGAATTTACACATATGAACACGTGCCAGATGAACCTGGTAGAAAAAAGAATCCAAAAAGTGTTGCAGACAGCAAAGTTAAAGTTAATTTTACACCATTTCAACATTGGAAATTTGATGAACATAACAATTTAATTTGCGTTGGAAAAAGTCATTGGGAAGGCGGAATGAGCAATGGCTACTTTAATAAGGACAAAGGCAGAGCAACTAATGAATTAGCAAAGATGTGGATGAAATTGTGTGAACGTTATGGTACAAGAGGTAATGTTAGAGGTTACACGTACAATGATGAAATGCAAGGTCAAGCAATCTTGCAACTGGCACAAATTGGTTTACAGTTTGATGAATCTAAATCAAAAAACCCATTTGCATATTACACTGCCGCAGTTACCAATTCATTTGTAAGAATAATCAATATCGAAAAAAGAAATCAAAACATTAGAGATGATATTTTAGAAATGAATGACATGATGCCGAGTTTGACAAGACAGACTCAATCATTAAATGCACAGCCAGAAAAAAAGACAAAAGCAAAAAAAACAAAAGCCAAAAAGTAAACTTGACATTATTCAAGTTAGACTTTAAACTGTGGATGTAGGAGAACAATATTGTTTAAGAAATTAGCGGTTTTTACTGACATACACTTTGGCTTAAAATCCAATTCTAAACTTCATAATGATGACTGCGAAGAATTTGTAGATTGGTATATTGAACAAGCAAAAAAAGAAGGTTGTGAAACAGGAATGTTTTGCGGTGACTGGCATCACAACAGAAACAGTGTAAACATTACCACTATGGATGCTTCTATCCGATGCTTAGAAAAATTAGGAAAAGCATTTGATAAATTTTATTTCTTTCCAGGCAATCACGACTTGTATTACAAAGACAGCAGAGACATACAATCCACAGAGTTCGGAAGATTTATTCCTGGCATAACCATGGTTAATGAAATAACAGAAATTGATGATGTTGTTATGGTTCCTTGGTTAGTTGGAGATGAATGGCGTAAAATAGGAAATATGAAATGCAAATATATGTTTGGTCATTTTGAATTGCCAAACTTTTTTATGAATGCTATGGTTGAGATGCCTGACACAGGAGAACTAAAAGGCAGTGATTTTAAAAATCAAGAATATGTGTTCTCTGGACATTTTCATAAACGTCAAGTGAAAAACAATATTCATTATTTGGGTAATTCTTTTCCACACAATTACGCAGACGTAGATGACGTTGATCGTGGTATGATGATTTTAGAATGGGACAAAGAGCCAAGATATTTGAATTGGCACAACTGCCCGAAATACAAATACGTAAAATTAAGCACGTTACTAGATAAAACAAAAGAAATTATGCAACCTAAAATGCACTTAAGAGTTACACTAGACATAGACATTTCTTATGAAGAGGCAAGTTTTATTAAAGAAACTTTTATGAAAGAATATGATTGTAGAGAGATTACACTTATTCCAAGTAAAAAGGATGAAGAAATAAACAGTGATTTAGATTTGACAAAGTTCGAAAGTGTTGACGAAATAGTTGCTAAAGAATTAGATTCTATTGAATCTGACAATTACAACAAGAAAACATTGATGGACATTTACAGCGACTTAGGATGAGATTAAAAGAATTAACTGTTAAGAACTTTATGAGTGTGGGTAACCAAACTCAAGGACTTAACTTTGATCAAAAACATTTGACCCTTGTATTGGGCGAAAATTTAGACCAAGGTGGACATGATGCTGGTTCAAGAAACGGAACAGGAAAAACCACCATGGTCAACGCCCTGTCTTATGCAATGTATGGTGAAGCATTAACAAAGATCAGAAGAGACAATTTGGTTAACAAAACCAACGGCAAAAATATGTTGGTTACTTTAACATTCGAACAGAACGGAATAGATTACAGAATTGAACGCGGAAGAAAACCGGGCGTGATGAAGTGGTTTGTAAACGAACAGGAACAAGAACTAGAAGATATCAGTCAAGGTGATTCCAGAAAAACTCAAGAAGAATTGAACAAGATGATTGGTATGAGTCCAGAAATGTTTAAACACATTGTGGCACTAAACACATACACTCAACCATTTTTAAGTTTGCATCACACAGAGCAACAAAAAATAATCGAGCAACTACTAGGAATAACACTATTATCTGAAAAAGCAGAAGTACTTAAACAAAAAATTAAAAAGTCCAAAGAAGATATTGCGTTGGAAAATGCAAGAATAGAAGGAATTAAAATATCAAATGAAAAAGTAAAAGAAACAATTCAATCATTGCACAGTAAATCCAGTGCATGGGAATCACAGAAAAAAGAAGACATACGTAAATTAGAACGCACAATCACAGAACTAGTAGATGTAGACATTGAAAAAGAATTAGAATCACATAACAAACTAGAACTATGGCAAAAATTAACAAACACAATTAATCAGTTGTTAAAAGACAAAAGCAATTATGAAGCCTCTATTGTACAAGCAGACAAGCAAGTGCAAAAACTAGGCAATGATTTAGACAGTTTGCATGATGATGCAAAATGTTATGCTTGTGAACAAGAACTTCCAGCAGACAAAGTTGAAAAAATGCAAAGAGACCTTGAAGAACAGTTTGGTGATGCAAACAGTTACGTAATGGATCTGGCAGAAAAAATTAAAAATATTGATCAAGAATTAAAAGAATTGGGAGAGCCCGAACACAAACCAGAAACTTTTTATGATGCAATACAACAAGCATATGAACACAAACAACATTTAACTACATTAGAAACTGCTGTAAAGAATAAAAAAGAAGAATCTAATCCATATGAGGATCAAATTAAAGAACTTGAAAGTCAAGCAGTACAAGAAGTTGATTGGACTGTGGTCAATGATATGCAAAAATTAAAAGAACATCAAGAATTCCTACACAAACTATTAACAAACAAGGATTCATTTATAAGAAAAAAGATTATAGATCAGAACTTGCTATTCTTAAACAATAGACTTACAGTTTATTTGGATCAGTTAGGTTTGCCTCATCTTGTAACATTTAGAAATGATTTAAGTGTAGAAATTACACAACTAGGTCAAGAACTAGATTTCGATAATTTAAGTAGAGGTGAACGTAATAGATTGATACTAGGATTATCTTTTGCATTTAGAGATGTATGGGAAAGTTTGTATCAGAATATTAATTTATTGTTTATAGATGAATTAATTGATAGTGGCATGGACAGTGCAGGTGTTGAAAGCAGTTTGGCAATTCTTAAGAAAATGAGCAGAGAACGTGGCAAAAACATATTCTTAATCAGTCATAGAGATGAATTAATGGGAAGAGTGAACAGAGTACTCAAAGTAATAAAGGAGAACGGATTCACATCATACGCAAACGATGTAGACGTTATGGATTCACATGGATGATACACACGACCAATTATATAAAGCATACATGGAATATCACAAAGCAAACGAACAGTTTGAGCAGAAGAAATCCTATAGAACAAAAATTAAAGCAAGAAAATTTCTCAGTCTAATTAGAAGATTAGCAATTAAAAGAAGAGCGGAAATAATGGAGCAGTTCAAAGCGGCTCAAAAAAATAATGAAACTGGAAACAATTAATACAAGAGTCCTATCCACTCAGCACCAATTACTTTCAATAGAGTTTACAGAAGAATGGTTAGCACATTTACGTGAACAAGCAGAAACAAAAAGAGGAGAAGATAGGAGTGATAGATTAGCAGGAGAATGTTCCTATCAACCTGAATGGTTAGAGCAAAATGTTTGGATAGAGCATCTTTGCACAGAATATCTTAAAACTTTTAAACCAAATCTCAAAGACTACAAATTAGACATATTTGCAAGTTGGTTGGTGTATCAAAAGGGAGATAATTTTAATCCGATACACAATCACTCAGGAGATATTAGTGGAGTAATATATCTAGATTGCCCAGATGATGTTGTAAACGAAAAATGGCAACAAGGACAAAGCAAACAAGCAGGACTTGATATTCTATTAAACAATGGAGAATTATTTCACATAAGACCCAAACCAGGCACAGGTGTATTGTTTAACAGTCTTACAAATCATTGTGCATATCCTTACAAAAGCAAATTAGACACAATTAGGTTGAGTGCTTCATTCAACGCGAAGGTGATCTAGGAGTAGAGAAGGCGAAGCCTCGCCAAAATTTTTTAGAGCGAAGCGATGCTACGCAAAAATTTTTTTAGCGGAAGCCAATTTTTGACCTGACAGATACAATCGCTGGTAACTATGTGTATGCCATGGACTTATCAAGGTAAACCAATCAACACACTGCCGGAAGACTGTGAAGGATTTGTGTATCTAATCACAAACACAACCAACGGTAAACGGTATGTGGGCAAAAAATTGGCGAAATTCAAAAAGACACGCCCACCACTCAAGGGCAGGATAAACAAACGTAGAAGCAAGGTGGAATCAGACTGGAAAGACTATTGGGGTTCCAATGATCACTTGCTGGAAGACGTGGCACAACTAGGCGAACACAAATTCACAAGGCAAATATTGTACATCTGCAACAGCAGAGGCGCAATGAGTTATCTCGAGGCTCGAGAACAGTTCGAAAGGCGAGTATTAGAATCCGACGAATATTACAATGGAATTATCAATGTGAGAGTTGGTGGTTCACGAATCCTAAGAGAAGAAATAAAGAAACACAATCCCAAGGCATAACATAGCAACACCGTTGATAGTGATATCCAGGAAATGCAGTCGATAAGACGTTTGGTGAATCCTGAGTTGCAAGGCAAGTGCTAACTGAAGGCACAAAAGATGATGCTCTGTGAAAAAGATACAACATCACAACTGCACACTTTGTTTGCAAAGGGTGTGTCAGTTGCCCGTGACTATGAAGTCTGGAGTAGGGAGTTGGCGGGTCACCGCTTCCGTTCTTAAGAAATCTCCTTTTGCACAATGGTAGGCTAGTCTCGCATGATGGCTCCGTACTTTTCCCGGCAACGGGTGAAGTATGGCTCAACTGTCTGCATGATGCAACAACTTACTTCGTAAGTGATTGTGAAGCACTAATTAGGACGACGAGTCCTAATTTGGATTAACGAAGTTAATCCACTCAACTATGGCGTACTAGGATTGAATGATTCCATGCGTTTCCAAATCACGTGGTCTGGTTCGCACGATGGTGTGTAATGAAGAATTGTGTCTCCCCATTTTTTAATACTCTCTAGATGTCTCAACACTTTGGGCGAATACACATAAAGGTGTGCAGGATTCTCTTCTGCCAATTCATTGCAGTTGGGTATGTGCAACTCTGTGTGATAGGTTTGCAGTTTGTCCACACCTTCGTAGGATGAAAAATCTCTGGCGTGGCTATCGCCACACAACCACGTTAATGGCGCAAGGTCTTTGGCCACCATGGGAATATCCTTGGCAGTGTCGTACCAATTGATATTTTTAAAACCTTTGGCATTCAATCTGTCCCAACTCTTGTTGCCCACACTGTAGATGGGTTCATCTAGGAATGGTTCAAGGCTGTGCTGATAATTGTTCAGTGCTTCCATGTGTGTGATTAAGAGTGGACCTTTGCGAGCCGCTGTGTGTTCCACGTGATGCGATTGTAAACAAGGCAACCACCTGGCTCCCTCTTCGAGCGGTCCGGGATCTTGTATCTGAGTGTACACTATCATAAAATGTAGAATTATTTAATTTGCCGATTGCATGATTAAATTAGCACATTTGCTTGTAGGTGTCAAGAAAGCACATTGTCGCATACTTTATATATTGTACTTGTACACAGGTTTTTGGCAATTTTAAAAGAATGGTTGTCCAGTTTTCTTGGCAGTTTCCAGATTTTCTTTGACCAAATTGCCAATCATTTCACGTTCTTCAAATGTGCTGGCATAGGCTTCACTGAGTGTTACTCCGCCTCTCATGTACCAACACATTCGTACCAAATCAAATCTGAATGCTTTCTTCTCTGCTTCCATCTTGGCGATTTCTTGTTTCACCTCGAGTACGGACATGGAGAGTATTCTTATACGAAAAAATTTGATTGATCGAAAGTGATTGGAACTTCAAAAGTTTCCGGAGCACCCTTCTCCTGTTCTTCTTTGGTTGTGTTTGCAATGAAAGGTTTCACAGCAAATTTGTCACGCTGTTCACCTATGTGATCTAAAATTGTGGAATAAAACTCTTTGCTAGTGTTTTGCATGAACTCCAAAATGTGTTTTGGTTCAGACACTGTTTTATCATCCACTTCGATTGTGGCAATACTTTTTGCCACAGTTTCCACAGTCAAGTCAGTCAACTTATTAAATGCTGTTCTGAATCTTTCCATCTTTTCTTCTGCAGGAATTGAATCATCATTTATCAAGTTGTAGACTCTTTGTTCTTCAAAACTACGCATAGCATCTTTAGTGAACTCTGTGTACATCAATGGACGCAGTGTGATTTTCATATTGTCCATCTGGATTACATTTTCATATTTGGCTGACATCAACGGAGCCATTATGGTGTTAAGATCAATTTCGTAATCTTTCTCGTCACCTATATTAGGCACTTTGATTGTGATTGTCATTTTTTCACCATACGTGGCAATTCTAATTGCTATGATTAATGCATCAACATCTAAACTTGGCATATACCAAGGATTTTTAATTGCTGGCACACAACTCTTGATAACATCTGCTGTGGCTGTGCCATTCATTAGGCTGTCTGGTGTTTTTAAAAGTAATTCATCTTTTGCAGTGAGTGGATAAATTGCCACTTCACCCGATTCAGGTAGATCCAATGCTCCTGGTGGATAGTACTTGCCACCACTTGGTAATCGAACGTGTAATTTAGGCTGTCTAAAATACTTCTGTAACGGATTACTGGTATTTTGTCCTGTTGTTTGTTCTGTCATTTTTTCTCCTATAAATACACACACAAAGGAGTGCATTCAAATAATATAGTAGTATTTACTACTGCTCATTAAGTGCGTACATAATTATGGCAGATAACCAGGATCTTATAGAATATTTTGAGGGGTTACCCAATACCGAAAAACAAGGCCCTGCCAGTGAAGCCACTTTAAGAGCACTATTAGATGCTTTCACAGGCAAATCCAGTAAAGATAACAAAGATAAGAAAATTCAACAAGACGTCAACAAAGCCAAAAAAGAAGAAAAAGAAGAAATAAAGACAATCACCCAACGATTACGTAAATGGGAGGCACAGTTATTTGAATCCGAACGTGGAATGTATTCAGCGTACATAGGTGCTAAAATGTTTGGTACCCAATTGATGACAGGCAGAGCATCAATTGAAAGTTTCGGAGATACCCTGGTTGAAATGGCTGATCAAACTGGTAATAAGTTTTTGTTTGGATTGGCAAAAAGTTTTCAAGTACTTACGAGAATTGTTGACCAACAAATAGATAACTTCAAACAGTTATCGGAAGTAGGTGTGCAGTTCAGTGACGGTTTGTTCACCACTCGTGAATTGGCTTTGAGAGCAGGAGTTTCTTTAGATGTGTTTACACAAAACTTAGGCAAAAGTGCAAACACCTTTGCATTGCTAGGTGGAAGTGTTAGAGCAGGAACTGAAAGGTTCACAGAGATCAGTAGATTGTTACAAACTGAATTTAGATCACAAGCAAATGCACTTGGTTTAACATTTGAAGAAACAACAGACTACCTAACAGATTATTTAGAAATACAAACTAGACAAGGTAAAGCACAAACAATGACAGACAGACAACTGAACATGGGTGCTCAAGAATTTATTGTGCAATTGGATCAACTAGCGGCAATCACTGGTAAGCAAAGAAAACAACTTGCTGATCAATTAAAAGCAGATATACAAGATACTAAAATTAAAGCGGCATTGCAGGCAGTGGAAGCCAGTGGTGCAAAAAATATTCAAAACATAGTGATGGCTATGAGTTCACTGCCTCCTAGTATGCAAGAAGGATTTAAAGTGCTAATTGGTACAGCAGGTGTACCTATTGGTGACATGGCAGAAAGTTTAGTAAGGCTTAATCCTAATTTAATGGAGTTTTTCAGACGTGTGGCAAATGGTCAAGGCACTGTGGCAGAATTTGAGGCAATAGTAAGACAAACAGCAAACCGTTCACAAGCGTTGGGCAGTAGTTTCCAATCACAAGGTAGACTTTTATCAACTTTGGGTATTAACACCCTAGAAGCCAATGTGCAAATGTTTGATCAAACCAAGTTCGGTTTACAAAGAAACAAAGTTGAAAAACAACAGACAGAAGCAATGAAGGCAATGTCAAATCAAATTGTAGGCTTTAAAGATTCTCTCAAAGACATTCAAAACTTTTTAATAACTGCGTTAATGCCGGCATTAAAAGTGCTTGGTTTCGTGTTAGGTGGTATTGCAAAATTAGTGTCTGGATTAACTGCCGGATTAATTAACAGTGAAAATGCAGTGGTCAGTTTTGTAGGCAGTTTAGGTGCGGCAGTTCTTGCACTTGGTGCCTTGAAAGTTGCCGCTGGTGCATTAAGATTAGCATTCTCCGGCGTAGGTGGCATCATGAGCAAATTTATGCCAACGCTTGGAGGCGGCGGAGCCACAAAAGCAGTTGTGGGAGCATCGGCTTTAAGCAAGGCAGGCCCGGCAGTAGCAAAAGGCGGTGCGTTTGCTGGTTTAGGTATTGGTGCACTATTAGGTTTATCAGGTGCAGGTGCTGGTTTAGGTATTGCCGCAATTGGTAAAGGGTTACAGACATTCAACAATGTAGACGGTAAAAACTTATCAGAAGTGGCAGATGCCACAAAGAAAATGGTAATGGCTATGGTATCAGGAGTAGCCAATGGTGGAGATTTGGCACAAGGTGTATCAGGATTAAGAACTTATGCCAAAAGTATGTCTCAGGCGCTAGATGATCTTGACAAAGACAAATTATCGTTATATACTACAAAGTTAGAAGAATTAGCAGGAGCATTTAGAGAAGTGAATACAAGCATGAGTGGAGCAATTACATCATCCGGAAGAACTAACAAAGATAAACTCGATGCGATAAGTACAATACTTCAAGAAATTAAAGTGGTAATGGAAGACGTAGCAAATAGTAACAAGAATATTTCAAGAAAAACTACTAATTCAAACGTTTACAATACTTAGGATAAAAAATGAGTTGGAAAAGATATTTTACGCAAGTCCCAGTAGGCACAGATGTCACAGGTAATGCATCACCAATGGGATCAACAGCATCTGGTACAGCCGGTCCGGCAAGAACAAATTATTCATCATATCTACCAGATGTGTACACAGGTTCACCAAACAGGATTGAAAGATACGGACAATACAACACAATGGATTTAGATTCTGAGGTCAATGCGGCTTTAGATATACTTGCAGAATTTTGCAGTCAGCAAAATCCTAACAACAGCACAGTATTTAAAATGCATTTCAAACAGAGAGCAACTAATTCTGAAGTGCAAATATTAAAACAATACCTGCAACAATGGTGTAAAATGAATGACTTCAACAAAAGAATGTTTAAAATTTTACGTAATGTGTTCAAGTATGGCGATGCATTTTTTATAAGAGATCCTGAAACTAAAAAATGGTTCCATGTTGATCCTGCAAAAGTAACAAAAATTATTGTTAATGAAAGCACAGGCAAAACTCCTGAACAATATATTGTTAAAGATATAAATTTTAATTTCAAAAACATGGTTGCAACAACACCATATCAAACAACAGGCAATGTGACAGGTGGTGGCTCTGGATATTTGACAGGCGGTGCAAGAGGTTACGTAGGAGCAAGTGGTCATGACTACGCAACATCATCTGGATCAAGATTTTCAACTGGTATGAAAGAAATTGCAGTTGATTCTGAACACGTTGTACATTTAAGTTTGTCTGAAGGATTAGATAACAATTTCCCATTTGGTAATTCATTGCTTGAAGCAGTGTTTAAAGTGTTTAAACAAAAAGAATTATTAGAAGACGCAATTATAATTTACAGAACACAAAGAGCACCTGAGAGACGTGTGTTCTACATTGACGTTGGTAATATGCCAAGTCACCTTGCAATGCAGTTTGTTGAAAGAGTTAAAACAGAAATTCACCAAAGACGTATTCCAAGTGCAACAGGTGGCGGAACAAGTGTAATTGATTCAGCATACAATCCATTATCCACAAACGAAGATTACTTCTTCCCGCAAACTGCTGAAGGTAGGGGTTCTAAAGTTGAAACATTGCCTGGTGGTACAAACTTAGGCGAGATTGATGACCTCAAGTTCTTTACAAATAAATTGTTTAGAGGTTTAAGAATACCAAGTTCATACTTGCCAACAGGAGCAGATGATTCAAACAGTCAATACAATGACGGTAGAGTGGGCACAGCATACATCCAAGAGTTAAGATTTAACAAATATTGCGAAAGATTACAAAACTTAATAGTAGAAGAGTTTAATCAAGAATTTAAAAGATACTTGTTAGAAAAAGGAATCAATATTGATACATCAATGTTTGATTTGAAAATGCAACCACCAATGAATTTTGCATCATACAGACAAGCAGAACTAGATAATCAAAGAATATCAACATTTACACAGTTGTCAGCAGTGCCACACGTAAGCAAACGTTACGCATTAATGAGATTCTTAGGCTTGACAGAAGAAGAAATGGCTGAAAATGAAAGACTGTGGAGAGAAGAGAATGATGATACTTTAGGTGCTAGACCTACTGAAAGCACAGGTGAATTGAGAAGTGCAGGAATCAGTGGAGCAGGCATACAACAAGATTTAGATAACGTAGATCAAGAAGCAGAAACAGGAGATGAACCTGCAGGCGGACAATCACCAATAGGTGGTACTGGTACAGCAACACCAACACCTGATCAAACAGGCGGCACTGGTGGACAAACTCCTCCTACTACATAAATATTGTCATGATACTGAGAGAACTTTTTTATTTCGATAAAAATACATTGGAGAATGGAGAGAACAAAGGTTATTCTCCAAGCGATGACCAATCTATTGTGTCAAAAGATGATACACGTAAGACAAGATTAACACTGAAGCAGATCAACAGAGCCAGAATGGCAGGCGAATTTCATAAAGAAGAGCAAGAGAAAGAATTAGAATTCATCAGAAAAATGTATTCTGCGGACCAACAAGCAGAGATTTAACCATGTCAACAGCATTTGTGCTAGGCAACGGCACAAGTAGGCAAGGAATTGCCTTAGAACCATTGCGAGATTATGGCAAAATATATGCCTGCAATGCCGTGTTCAGAGAGTTTGATCCCGATTATCTAGTGGCTGTTGATGCCAAGATGATATTTGAGATATGTGGGGAGAACTATCAATACAAAAAGCCGGTATGGACCAACGAAAACAGAGCCTTTAAGAAGTTTAAGAAGTTGAATTACTTTTCACCACCCCTTGGTTGGAGTTCTGGACCAACTGCCTTGCACCTTGCCACTAAAAATGCCCACACAAGACTATATCTATTGGGTTGGGACTTCGTTGGCACAAGGGAAGGCAAGTTAAACAACCTATATGCCGACACTAAGAACTACAAGAAAAGCACAGACGTTGCAACCTACCACGGTAATTGGATGCGTCAAACTTGCATTATTCTGCAGAAAAATCCACTAAAGAGATATATACGTGTAGTCAGAGATGGTAAATCGACGTTCAAGGCGCAAGATTTACACAAATACGCGAATTACAGTGAGATTACTATTTCTGAGTTCAAGAATACACACAACCTGCCATAAACAGGGCCATTTTGGGCCTATTACCTACCGTTTTGACTAATTAAAACTAAATAATATTTGACAGTACTATAATCTTAACTTACGGAGGAAAAACAGATGTCAGAACAAAAAAATAAGTTCGAAGCAATGTTAGAAAAACTCGTAGCCGATGACAAACAAGGCGCAGAAGAGTTATTCCACGACATTGTTGTAGAAAAATCAAGAGAGATTTATGAAAATCTTCTTGAAGGCGATTTAGAAGATGCTAAAGTTGAAGAAAAAACTGAAGAAAAAACTGAAGCAAAAGCCAAAGAAGATAAAAAAGATGAAGCAGTAGAAGAGAAAACAGACGCTTCTGAAAAAGAAGAAGATGCTGTAGAAGAAAAAACTGAAACTTCTGAAAAAGAAGAAGACGCTGTAGAAGAAAAAGCAGACGATTCTGAAAAAGCAGAAGACAAAGTTGAAGAAGTATCTACTGATGAAGCAGAAGAGAAAGCAGAAGAAACTGCTGAAATCCCTGCTGAGCAACAAATTTCGCCAGAAGCACACGGTGGAGATGCAACTGATGATATGATCGGTGATATCGAAGCAGACAAAGGCGAAGAAGGCAACGATGAAAACGGTGAAGAAGACATCGAAGACAGAGTTGTTGATTTAGAAGATGCTATTGATGACCTTAAAGCAGAATTTGAAAAAATGATGTCAGACAAGGAAGATGGCGAAGGCGACGACGAAGACTCTGAAGGCGACGAAGAGAAAGAAGACGAAGCAATCGCAGATCAATCAGCAGAGGGAGAAGTAGAAGTTGCTCCCGAACTTGGTGACCAACCAGCAGTTGAGTCAAAAGAAGCACCAAAAACTGCAACAGAAGAAATTAGAGAGTATGTGAACAAAGTAAGTGCATCAAACACTGACGGTTCAGATAATTCTAAATCTCCAGTTGCTGGTAAAAATGACATGGGTGGATCTTCAAGCAATATAGCACAAGGTGGTGAAGAAGCAGGTTCTAAAGCACCAGCGGCTAAAGAAGAAGATGCAGGCAATGTTAACAAACCAGGTGCAAAGGCTAAAATGAGTGCGGCACCAAAGGCTCAGACTAAAGCAGATGATGACGGTTCTGCTTCAAAGTCAACATTGGGCAGTTAATAACCGTTAGGATATAAAGGATGTTATCATTACGTGAGACGCTGACCTTCGACCAAGCAAAAATAGTCGTTGAGTCCAAAGATGAAAACAACGGAAAATCCCTTTACATGAAGGGTATTTGTATACAAGGTGGTGTGAAGAACGCTAACCAGAGAGTATATCCCGTGAGTGAGATCAGTAGGGCTGTCAGCACACTTAACGACCAAATAACTGGTGGATATTCAGTGTTAGGCGAAGTTGATCATCCGGAAGGTCTTAACATTAATTTGGACAGAGTCAGCCATATGTTAACAGATATGTGGATGGAAGGTCCAAACGGATACGGAAAATTAAAAATATTACCGACCCCTATGGGAAAACTAGTTGAAACAATGCTACAAAGCGGAGTTAAACTTGGTGTTTCTAGTAGGGGATCTGGTAATGTTAAAGAAGACGGATCCGGACAAGTATCAGATTTTGAAATTATTACAGTAGATGTTGTTGCACAACCAAGTGCACCAGGAGCCTATCCAACTCCAATCTACGAACAGTTAATGAATTCTAAAGGTGGATATAAGGCGTTACAAACAGCAAGGGACACAAAGGCACAAAAATATCTAAAAGAGGCGTTGGTTAACATAATCAACGGACTCAAATAGTAGGAGAAAATAAATGTTAGATGCACTGAAATCACTCTTCGAAAACAACGCAATTTCAGAAGAGATCAGAGCAGAGATTGAATCCGCTTGGAATACCAAAGTGGAGGAAAACAAACACGCAGTAACGTCAGAACTTCGCGAAGAATTTGCGAAGAAATATGAACATGACAAAGCACAGATGGTAGAAGCCATCGATGCTATGGTTAATGAAAAGTTACAGGCGGAAATTGCTGAATTTGCCGAAGATCGTAAACAGTTGGCTGAACAAAAAGCCAAGTATGCGATTGCAATGAAGGAAGATTCAGCGAAGTTGAAAGGCTTTGTGTTTGAAAGACTTAAATCTGAAATCAGCGAATTACACGCAGACCAAAAAGTTATGGCAGAAAACTTCCAGAAACTTGAGGAATTCGTAGTTGATGCTCTATCTAAAGAAATCGCAGAGTTTAACGAAGACAAACAAGACGTCGCAGAGACGAAAGTACGTCTTATCAGAGAAGCAAAAGCACACTTTGAAAAAGTAAGAACGAAGTTCATTACAAAGAGTGCTGAAGCAGTGACTACTATCGTTGAGAAAACATTGAAAAATGAAATTTCTCAATTGAGAGAAGACATTGACGCGGCTCGTAAAAACGACTTTGGTCGCAGACTGTACGAATCTTACGCTCAAGAATATTCACAATCTTTCTTGAACGAAAAAGGTGAGACAGCAAAACTTCTAAAAGTAGTTGACACAACAAAACTACAGGCGGAAGAAGCGAAAAAGACTGCTGAAGAGTTCAAGGCACAGGTTGACGCCAAAGAGGCTGAAATCAAATCGCTAAAAGAATCAGCAGAGAGAGAAAAAGTAATCAACGACTTGGTAAAGCCGTTGAATACAGAACAAAAAGATATAATGACAAATCTACTGGAGAGCGTGGAGACTGGAAAGTTGCAAAAGCAATTTGAAAAGTATATGCCAGCGGTTATCAATGGTAATTCTCCAGCGAAAAAACAGGCATTGAAAGAAGGCACAGAAATAACAGGCGACAAACAAGAAACAGTTAGTAAACCCGTGGGTCAATTCAACGGTAACATCGTTGATATTAAAAGACTTGCAGGGATATAACATTAAGGAGAAAAAACAATGTCAGAACTAACAGAAGCTCGCTGGCAGGATACAAAGACAGCATTACTAGAAGGTCTTTCTGGTAATCAGAAGTCTGTAATGGAAGTGACTTTAGAGAATACAAGATCGTATTTGAACGAAGCCGCTACGGCAGGTGCCACTTCAGCAGGTAATGTTGCAACTTTGAACAGAGTGATTCTACCAGTAATCAGACGGGTTATGCCGACTGTGATTGCTAACGAATTGGTTGGTGTACAACCGATGACTGGCCCAGTTGGACAAATCCACACTCTAAGAGTAAGATACGCTGACACAACATCAGGTGGTGCAACAACAACCACTGCTGGTGAAGAGGCGTTATCACCGTTCAAGATCGCAGAAGCATATTCTGGAAACGACGGCAATCCGGCAAAAGGTGGCGCAACAGCGGCATTAGAAGGATCTGCAGGTAACAGATTATCAATCCAAATCTTGAAACAAACAGTTGAAGCGAAAACTCGTAAGTTATCAGCAAGATGGACTTTTGAGTCTGCTCAAGACGCTCAAGCACAGCAAGGTATCGACATCGAAGCAGAAGTAATGGCGGCATTAGCCCAAGAAATTACTGCTGAAATCGATCAAGAGATCTTAGCATCTTTGAGAGCATTAGCGGCTACAGAAGAAACATTCGACCAATCTGCTGTGTCAGGTACGGCAACATTCGTAGGTGACGAACACGCGGCTTTGGCTGTATTGATCAACAGAGTAGCGAACAAGATCGCTCAACGTACAAGAAGAGGCGCAGGTAACTACGCAGTAGTATCACCACACGCTTTAACTGTACTTCAATCAGCAACAACTTCAGCGTTCGCAAGAACAACTGAAGGTGCATTTGCGGCTCCAACTAACAACAAAATGGTTGGTACGTTAAATGGTGCTATGAAAGTATACGTTGACACATATGCCTCAGACGCAACACCAGTATTGGTAGGTTACAAAGGTGCATCAGAATCTGATGCGGCGGCGTTCTACTGCCCATACATTCCGTTGATGTCTTCAGGCGTTGTTCTTGATCCAACTACTTTTGAGCCAGTAGTAAGTTTCATGACTAGATATGGTTATGTAGAGTTATCAAACACTGCATCATCACTAGGTAATGCGGCAGACTACTTAGGTGAAGTAGCGATCAGCAACGTTTCTTTCTCATAATAGAGAGCGAAGCAAAAATTTAAAAGGGCGGCTTTATGTCGCCCTTTTTTATTGACTGAATATCCACATTTTTTTCAAAAAACGGTTGACTTTTATTTTTTTGATGCTATATTGTAAACATAAGCATTAGGAACGTAATTAATTCCTAATTATAGTGCAAGGAAGAGGCCTTTACCAGAAGGGTCGAACTTGACTAACCAGGGGTGGTACCCAGGCATTATCCGGAGAACGGAAGGTGTCACATCGCAGTCACTGGCGGGGTTAGGTTGTACGTATTAGAATGGTATTCGGGTACGTGCTTGTAGGTGTAACCAAGTCCTACCTATTTTGCTTATACTTTCTTATACTACCATTTAATTTTTTAGTTGTCTTTTATCTTTCTCAACAACCAATCTAAATACTTTTATGCATTGGTTAGTAATCTACTTTTACATACAAGGTAGTTGGATAGCAGGTGACTTTGTTCGTCCTGATGGTTGGAGCAGTATTGCTTACGACACTAAACAACAGTGTGTTGAAAAAATGTATATGGCTAATGAAAACCTACAAAATACTGAAGGTTTACAAAATAAGGCTATTGCAATTTGTCAAGAATATAAACCTGGACCGTTCACAGCAACACCAAAATTCTAGTTGACTGTTTACCAAAATTGTTGTATAATGTGCATATGGATTTTATACAACCAATATTTGTAAATCAGACTAGTGACATCGTGCAGGGAAAATTAGGACCTGACAATGCAAGTTTTCCTTTACAAAAAATTAATGATGCAATCCAGAAAGATATTGACGTTGGTGTAGAAGATTTTCTTTTATTTGTTACTCCAGACAAAAAAACAAATACTCCGGATTGGAAATTTCAATCAGATGTTGTTAGTCATATCAAATCAAAATTTAACAAACAAATAAATTTAGCAGTTGATGTGTGTATGTGTTCTACTACATTAGACGGACATTGTTGTATATTAGATAAACCACAAACCACCCAAGCACTTTTTATAGATTTAGGTCGAAAATTAAAACAAGCAGGTGCTGATATTTTAGCACCTAGTGATATGCAAAAAGACACTGTGAAAAATTTAAAAATTGAAACACAATTACCAATACTGTCTTACATAAAGTTTAGATCAAATTTTTACAGTTCATTTAGAGACCTTGCAAATAGCACACCTAGTTCAGAAAGATTTTATCAAATCAGTGTTGCTGATCCTCACAGTGCAAAGATCATTGCTTCGCAATATGATAAAGATGGTGCTGATTACTTGATGTTAAAGCCTGGTATGACAACTATAGATTTAATCAGTATGATAAAATGTAATACATATAAACCAGTTGGAGTGTATCAAGTCAGTGATGAATATTTAGGTTTGCCAACCGATAAACATCTTTATGAAACATATCAAATATTCGATAGAGTAGGTTGTAATTTTATGGTTACATACGGTGCAAGAAAATTAGTAACAATGGTTAGTAAATATTAATATGCATGAAGAACTACTAAAAAAATTTAAAGATTTAAAAAATAGACTACCTATTTGGAGAAAACAACATGGCATATTCCAAACAGATATCATGCGTATTGAAAAGAGTGCGGAAAAAACATACAATGAGTACTTAGATGTGATGATAAAATATAGGCAATCACGCAAACAACACTATGCAGATCAAGGAGCTCAAATACTTCAAAAAGGCATAGAAACTCTAAATAAAGTGTCAAAAATAGAGTTATTAACATCTCTCAGCAAAAGATAAATATCACTATAAAAAACGTGCCGTACATAGAGTACGGACTTATGGGGACAACACCCCGTAGACCTAGAACGTCAAAGGAGAAAACAAATGGGAAGACCACTTAACAAAAGGCTGTTTACAACAGCGGCTGGCGGTGCAACTGCTGGTGCAAATGAAATAAAAGTAAACTTTAATTCAGGCGGTGGAGTAAAAGAAGGTACTATAATTAGGCAAAAAGGATCTAAAAAATTCGTTGTTGCTGAAACAGGTGCCGCAGATACGGAACACACTTGTACATTAACTACAGGAAAATTACCTGCCAATTTAGCGTCAGGTGAGATGAGTATCTCTGTACAAGGTAACGATAATGAAACTTACACAGTAAGTAAAATTGCTGGACGTAAGTTAACAGTATCAGCGCCAACATCTACTGGATCTAACGCATTAGACGGATTATCTCTAAAATGGGATTTCGCGGCGGCTAGTGCAGGTAAAGTAAAAGTTGAAGAGGCTGGTGACGATGACGTTGCTAACACAGATGACGACGACTTTACAGAAGATGCATAATGAAGACTTTGTTGTGGGGGCAACCCCACAACATACTAACAGGATTTTTATAAATGAGTAAATTTTTAGTAGTCAACGATGGTGATTACACAATAAAAGTACAGTCGGGAGGAAAAATTACACTCGACACAGGTGGATCAACAGGTAGTGTAGAAATTACAGGCGATTTAATTGTACAAGGTGATCAAACAACCATCAACACTCAAGAACTTGATGTAGAAGATTCTATTATTAGAGTAAACAGAAATGATTCGACTCCAGGTGGTGTTGCATCTCCGGGTGCTGGTATAGAAATTTACAATGGTTTAGGTGGCGGTACGGCGCAAGGTGATGATGACCAAACTGCTCCAATGTTTTTATTCACTAAAGATTTCAATCATTCTTATTGGGGATCATCAGGAAACTTATCACAAAGTGGAACTTTTATATTAAGAAGCAAAAGTTCTAACACAGATTTAATTGGTTTAAGAACGCACAATATAAATTCAGACACAGGTATTGTTTTAGAGCCAGGCGGAAACACAACAATAAGAATTGAAAAAGTAAACTATGAAACTTATCTTTCAAATGACAATGATATACCAAACAAAAAATATGTAGATGATGAAATTAATGCTATTACACTTGGTGCCGCATTTCCAAGAATTGTAGACGGTGATAGTGAAATAAAGATTTTTGATAATTCTACAACAGGTGCAGATTCAAGAATTGAAACAAAAATTGACAATGTTTTAAAATCATTCATTAGCAAAGATTATTTTGATGTTTACAGCACAACAATAAACTTAAATGAAGTAAGAATTGAGCAGAATGAAATTTCTACTAATTCTTCAAATGAAGATTTAATCCTTTCAGCACCAGGCACGGGTAGTGTTAAAGTGTCAGACAGTATGGTAATCAAACTGCGTCCAAACGTGTTAGATCCACTTGCTGACCCTGTATACAGCACAGAAGGTATAAAATTGTATGCTAAAACGCCAGGTGTGGGTGACTCAGGATTATTTTTTGTAAATACAAACGACGAAAGAGACGAATTGATCAGCAAACAACGTGCTTTGGTGTTCAGTCATATGTTTTAAGGAGCAAAGATGGCAATAAACAACGTAACAGTAACGCAAGGTAGCAATGCTCAAGTGTTTGCATCTGGTACTGTGCCAGCAGGTAAAACTTACGGAGTAACAAATATTTTAATCTGTAACACTGCGGCAGAAGACCAAACAGGAGCCAATGATGCAAGATTTAGAGTTTTTGTTGTGCCTAACGGACAAACATTTAACGCCAACAGCAACATGATAATCAATGATGCACTTTTACCAGGGGCAGAAACTTTTATCTTGGATTCAGAGAAATTGATGTTGACTGCTGGTGACACAGTTGTGGTTGAAAACACAGCAGTGAACAATGTAACTTTGATTGCAACAGTAAGTTACCTAGAGGTATAATGCGATATCTAAAAAGACAATCAACTAACACTAGACTAATCGCTGGAAGAGGCGTGGTGTATGACCAATATGAACAATTGATTATACCAGGTACAGGAGCAATTTTAGTTCCTAAAGGCGATACAGCAAGTAGACCTAATCCTGCAGAAGTTGGACAATTAAGATACAACACAGACACAAGAAGTTTTGAATACTATGAAGGTGTCCCTAACGGCGGTAATGCATGGAAACAAGCAAGATTTAGAGAACCAGTTGCAGTTACAAAACAAAATTTAGGAAACGGCGATGACCTAGAAGTAAACTTTGGTCCACTTAATGCAAATGATGTAGACTTTTACTATCCCGCAAATCCAGAACAAGTTTTAGTGATGGTAGAAAACGTTTTACAAATACCAGACACAAACTATTCAATTGTGCAACAACCTTGTTATTATCAAACTACAAACATAGGATTTGCAAGTTCCTACAATGGCTATGCGGCTATTATTGGTAGAAACAATGCACTTGTAAATTTTGTTACAAAAGGTTTTTATGCAGGACAACAAATTACTGTAAGTGGTGCATCTAACGGACAAAACAACGGTACATTCACGGTTGTAGATGTTGGTATAGATTTAAGTTTTCCACTTACTCCATCTTTCCCATCACAAGTAAGTTATATTCAAATACAAGAAACATTGATCACAGAATCAAACGGATCGTCCCCAAATATCATAACATTAGAAGGTAAAGATTCTAATAATGCATCTTATCAATCTACAATTACCATCAATAATGTTGCGGAACCTGCCTTTTATATTAACTTTGGGACACCAGTACCAACTGGAAAACCTGTTAATGTATTACACAACTTTGACAAATAAAGTCAAGCACAATATTCAATAAATACACAAAAAGGAGAAACAATGGCTCACGTAGCAGGGCACGAAGTAGGACGTATATCAGGACCATTATTAAAGTCTAATCTACAAAGGACTAGTGATTTAGCGTTCGAAACTGATCTCCTTTACATTGCACACACAAACGGAAAAATAGGTATCAAGAACGATGCTCCTGCATTTGAACTTACAGTAGATGGTACAACAAATACTCCTGCTAGTTTAATTGCAACAAACTCCGCACAATTAGGAAATTTTCAAGTAACAGGCACAGGATTTCAAGCGCCTACAGGTGATATTACAATAGGACTTGTTGACGGTCTTGGAAATCCTAAAGCAGGTGATATTGTGATGAATGAACTGCGGACTGCAAGTTTAAGTTTTACAAACAGTACAATCAGTTCAAGTGATGATATTATTATACAGCCTGGACCTGGCACAGGTATTTTTAGAATACCAACAGATTTAAAATCATATGGTGATATACACGCAACTGGCGACATAACTTTTGATGGAAATCTTTTAATATCAGGAGATAATGCTAACGAAGACACAATTACAATTGGCGGTGAATTAGATAGTAATCTTGTTCCTGATCAAACTTTAACTTACAATTTAGGTAGCAACACACAGAGATGGGGACACATTTACACAAATAGAATTTTAGATTTAAATGACGTTGCTATTCAAGGTGATTTAAGTTTCAATGGTATCGCGGTAAATTTAGGAATAGTAAACAAATGGTATGTAAGTACAAATGGTTTAGATACATCACCAGGAGATCATCCTAACTTTGCGTTTGCAACAATTCAAAAAGCCATCGAAGCAGTTGAAGAAAGCACAGCAGGTCCGCATGAAATCCACATTTTAGCAGGTGAATATGAAGAAGTATTTCCGTTAGAAATTCCAATGAATACAACAATAAAAGGATTTTCATTAAGATCTGTTACTATTAAACCAACAGTAGCAACACAAAATAAAGATGCATTTTTATTAAATGAAGCATCATTGGTTTCCGATTTAACAGTAAAAGATTTTTATTATGACAGTGTAAATGATACTGGTTATGCTTTTAGATTTGCACCTAATGCCGCTTTGATAGGCAAAAGTCCATACGTGCAAAATGTCACAGTAATCACAAAAGGTTCAACAATCACAGTTGCAGACCCAAGAGGTTTTGCAAGTGGTGACGCAGGTAAAGGTGTTTTATTAGATGCATCAATTGTTGATCCTTCTAGTTATGCGGCAAGTATGTTGTTCAATGCAGTAACATTTATTACACCAGGTGTGGATGCAGTCACAGTAAAAAATGGTGCTAGAATGGAATTTATAGATTGCTTTACATACTTTGCAAATAGAGGTGTGTACATGGAACACACATTAAATCAATACACACCATCAGCAGGCAGTTACGATCCCGCTACTGGCGTGATGAGTTTAACTATTGGCAGTCACTCTATGAGAGTTGGAGAAACAATTACTATTGCAAATAACAGTTTGACTTTTACGTGTGCCATGGACAATCATCAAACAGATCACACGTACCCTAGATCAACAGATCCTTATTCAGGTAAAAAAGTTACAATTACAGAAACAACTGCAACAACTATAACTTGTAATGTTGGAGTATCTAGTAACACATCAGCACACTTATTCAAATCAGCAACTGCAAATGCTGTAACAGAAGGCTCAATGAATGAAGTTAGAAGTATTGCAAGTGCCAATGTTTATGGAAATAAAGGAATTGAAGCAGATGGAAATGGTTGTTTAGCATACCTAATCAGTCATAACTTTGCTTACATAGGTGTAGGAAAAGATGTTACTAATGACGTAAGTTTAGTAAATCAATTCGCGGAAGTTTTAGAATCTAATGGTGCAAAAGTAACTTTTGTCAGTCAAGATCAAGGCAGTGATTTTAGAGTGGGTAATAACTTTTTTGTTGATGCTTCGAAAGGAACAGCAACAATTGATGTAACAGGATCTGATTTGACAGGATCAAGTTTAACTATTGGAAGAAACAATATTACCTTTATAGATGCAACAAAAATTGAAACAGGTAATTTTAGAATTACAAACAATACAATACAATCTATTGTTAATGGCATTAATGTAACATCAGCAGGTGGAACAATTAATTTTGCTGGCAATGTTAATATGCAAAAAGACTTGACTGTATCAAACAATGTTACCATTGGCGGATCAGCAATAAACTTTGGTAATGATAGCAATGATACGATTGATTTCAGTATGGATATTGATCAAGATTTAGTTCCAAGTACCGACGGTGCACATAATTTAGGGCAAATTAATAGACAATGGAAAAAGTTAAACAACTCAAAAACAGTGATTGAAGACATAGAAATTCATAACAATTACATCACAGCATTTAATACAAATCAAGACCTTACTTTGCGTGGATCTGGAACTGGTTATGTAAAAATAGGTGATTTAGATTTCAAAACAAATATTTCAAATGCAGGCGGAGATGTTGCAATAAACAGTAATACTGCTACAACAAATATTAATTCTACAGGTGCATTAGAATTGCCAATTGGAACAACAGGACAAGATCCTGCAACTGCACAATCATTAAGATTTAATTCATCATTAGGAAACTTTGTATCATACACGTCTGGACCAAGCATTTTAAGTGGTGTAACAGACTTTGATAAAGACACATATATCAGTACAGCAAGTAATCAATATACATTCTTTGCTGGCAATAATCCAACAGCACAAATTACAGGAGCAGGTACACTTGACGCTATTGCTGTAAGTTCTAACAATCAAACAAAACTAGATGGCAACAGTATCACAGTTGGTTCAAACGGTGGTCAAGGTGGAGTATCGGCAAATGGTGCAGGTAGAGTTCTTTTTGACACATCAGATTTTGAAATAGGTAACAGTGACTGGTACGTAACAAGCACTAATTCTGACCTTGATTTTGCATTTAATGGCACTGTAAGAAACACCTATTTGCACTTCGATACAACTAAAGCGGCAGTTATGCCATATGGTGCCCAAGGAGTGCGTCCTGTGAACGCTAGACAGGGTGAATTATGGTGGAACGAAACTAATAGTACACTTGAAGTTTATACAGGCACAGAATGGGTAACTTCTGTAGGTTCCCAAACAATCACTGTAACACAGCAATTTGCAGAAGATCTTAACGTAATTTACGAATTAATATTAGCATAATTCTATTGTAATAGAATCAAATACCAAAACGCGAATAAATAGTATTAATGTTTGAGTATGACCAATATTCAATCAGGACAAACCGTGGTTAACCGGCGAAGAGTCTTTAAACAGCAAAGAATGAAAATTGGGTTAGAGGCACAAGATGCCCGTTTAAAGGAGAGATAAATGGCCGTTGGTCGAATTTCAGGTCCGCTCTTAAAGGCAAATCTCGTTCGAAGTACGCTACCAGCGGAAAGACGAAACCTTGCGTTTGAGACTGACTTATTATACATTGATGTTAACAATGACAGAATTGGGGTCAAGACAACTAGTCCTCAATATCCTTTAGACGTTGCAGGTACAATCAGAACTACAGATTTACAAGTTTCCACTAGTACACAAATTAATAATGTTACAATTAGTGCGAACTCTATTACTACCACAGGAAATCAATTAAATCTAGCAACACCAGACAGTGCTGTATACAACAATAGACTGATAGTAGATGATTTAATTATTGACGGCAACACAATTACTGCTACAGATACCAATCAAAATTTTGAAATTATACCAAGCGGAACTGGTACTGTTGAAGTAAGAGGTGACACAAGAGTTGAAGGTAATATTCACGCAACAGGCAATATTAGAGCAGATGGAAACATTCAAATTGGTGACCAAGACACTGATACGATTACAATTAATGCTGATGTGGCATCTAATTTAGTACCTGATGCATCAAACACATACACACTAGGTTTAGCAAATAAAAGATGGGACGAAGTATTTGCGAATAACTTAACTGTTGATAACCTAACATTGACAGGTAATATCACTGTAAATGGTCTAGACTTAACTGCTCGTCCAGGTAAAACTTATTACGTAGCAACAAATGGTGATGACTTGCAAACAGGGACACACCAAAATGATCCATACGCAAGTTTAACAAAAGCATTATCTGTTGCAACATCAGGTGATCATATTCACATATATCCAGGAACATACACAGAAGTATTTCCTATGGTTGTTCCAGTGGGAGTATCTGTAAGAGGTGATGGATTAAGAGCAGTTACTATACAGCCAACAACTCCAACAAAAACAAATGACGGATTTATTTTAAATGGTGAAGTAACAATTGAAGATTTAACAATTACAGGATTTAATTTTGATTCTGTAAACAACACAGGACACGCATTTAGATTTAATTCAAATGGAGACAGTAGCGGATACGCAGTAACGTCAAGATCACCATACATAAGAAACGTGACTGTATTAACACAAGGTACGGTGACAAGTGCTACTGATCCTAGAGGTTTTGGTTCAGGAGATGCAGGTAAAGGTGCATTTTTAGATGGTTCTATGGCAACTGCTTGGAGTAGAGAAGCAGGTGCATTGTTCCAAAATGTTACAATGATTACTCCAGGAGTTGATGCAATGACATTGACAAATGGTGTTAGAGTTGAATGGTTAAACTCGTTCACATACTTTGCTAACAGATCAATTTATGCATATGACGGTGTGTCAGGTCTTGCTGGACAAGGACAAACAAATTTAAGAGTCGATGGAATCAGCGGATCAATCACTGCTGGTGAAACAATATTCTACTACAATAACAGTGGACAAGTAATAAGTTCTGCAACAATTGATTCAGTAGATGGCAATAGAATTACTATTAACGGGAAAGTAACAGGATTTGAATTGCCACCTGAATCAGGCGGAAAAACAATGGTCACAAACGGTAATGCACAATTGAATACAAGCATTAAAAAGTTTGGACAAAGCAGTTTACAACTAGGTGGAACTGCTGATGGAACAAATACAGCAAACAGTGTAGACTTTGGTTTTGGAACAGACGACTTCACAATTGAAACGTGGGTAAGATCAAATCAAGCACAAACAACTGTATTGTTTGACACACGAGCAAATACAAGTAGCGACAACGGAATTCAAGTTTCTGTAAGCAATAGTACTCCAAGAATTTTATTGAATGGTTCTTATGTGTTGACAGGTACAAATGGATTTAATGATAACATTTGGACACACTTTGCAGTGTCTAGAAGAAACAGTTACACTAAAATTTTTATAGACGGAGTTAATTCGGGACAAACTAGAAATCCAAAAGTTTTAACTTCAAATGATGGCGTGACGACAAACAGTAGTGTTAAGAAATATGGCGACAAATCAGTTCAGTTCGATGGTGCTGATGATTGCATAGATGTTGCCAACACGGCAGATTTTGGTTTCGGTACTGGCGACTTTACTGCTGAAGCATGGATACAAACAAATTCAACTGCACAACAAACTGTGTATGACTTTAGAACTACTAGCATTGAAGACAAAGTTTGGATGTACATCACACCAACAAACAACAAATTAATACTATATGTAAATGGTTCTGCTATTGCAGAACTAACAGGCATAACATTGTCTAATTGGCATCACGTTGCATTAACAAGACAAGCAGGAGTTGGAAGATTATTTTTAGATGGTGTTCTAGGTGCAACATTTACTTTTGCAAACAATTTAGGTGCAACAACTCCTTGTAGAATAGGTGCAAGATATGATGCAATTGGCACAAATGAATTTTCTGGATACATGGATGCAGTAAGAGTAAGTTCAACTGCAAAATACACAACAGCATTTACTCCTGCTAATTTAGTTAATACTACTGACACTTTATTATTAATAGACGCAGAAGATGGCATTGTTGATAACACAAATCTATACATGAATACAAATTTAGCAAGTGCAAAACCTTTAACAATAGGAAACAATTATTCTAACAACAACGGTTTCAATGGTTATCTTGATGACTTTAGAATTATCAAAGGCTTTTCACTTTACAGCACAAACTTTACACCACCAACAGCAGAACTAACAAGAACAAATGACACTTCTTTACTTTTAAGATTTAATGGAGATAATGGTTCAACAACATTTACAGAAACATTAACACTTCCACAAGATATTAGATTTAGTGGCGGTGCAACTGCTGAAAGATTTACTTTAGTAGATTACGCAGACTTTGGTGCGGAAGTACGTGCTATTGCATCTGCATCAATCTATGGAAATTATGGAATATGGGGTGATGGTCTTGGTGTAAGAATGTATCTAATCTCACACAACCTTGCTTACATAGGAAATGGTAAAGAAGTTTCTAATGATGCAAACACTGTGGTACAAGCAAATGAAATTGTAAAACAAAATGACGCAAGTATATTCTTTACTTCAGTTGACCATAAAGGTGATTTTAGAGTTGGTGATCAATTTTATGTAAATCAAGAAACAGGACAAGTAGACTTTACTACATCTACATTGAATATTGATATTGATCAAGGCGTTACATTTACAACAGGAAATGATATCACAGTAATCAATGGTTCAAGTGTTGAAACAGGAAACATAAAAATAAGTGGAAACACAATAGAAAGTTTAACAGGCGATGTGACGTTTGATTCAAATTCTGATCAAATGAATCTACAAAATAATGTTGCAATTAGTGGAAACTTAGATGTAACAGGTGACATAACAATTGGTGGTAATGTTACTATTGGAGATGAAACAACAGACTCAATAAACATCACAGCAGGTATAGGTTCTGATCTTAAACCAGCAGTTGATAACTTGTATGACTTAGGTACTGCAACAAAAAGATGGAATACAGTATTCACTAGAGAATTACAAACTGACAGTATAAAAATAGATAACAATGTAATTCAAACTATTGATTCAAATGCAGATTTAGAATTGAGAACAAATGGAACTGGAAACGTAAATGTAGAAAACTTCAGTTTCAATGGCAATACTATTTCAAATACAAACGATATTACAATCAATCCATCAACTGGAGTATTTAGAGTAGATGGTACAGGAGCAGTAAAAGTTCCAGCAGGAACAACAGCAGAAAGACCAGGATCACCAGCTCTTGGTATGTTGCGTTACAACACAGATACTGGATTCTTTGAAGGTTATGATGGAAATTGGATACCTTTAGCGGGTGTATCAGATATTGACCAAGACACTTATATCACTGCTGAATTAAATCCTGGTGATGATGACGATACTTTAAGATTTTATGCGGCAGGACAGTTGGTTGCTGATGTAAATTCTACAAGATTTGATGTTCAAAGTTTGGTAGTAGACAATCTATTATTACAAGGAAATTCAATATCAACAACAGGAACTGACCAAGATTTACTCCTAAATGCTAATGGTTTAGGTACAATCAAAGTAGAAGACTTTGTTTTTGAAGGAAATACGATAACTAATAGTGTACCCGACAGTCCGACGGTTTTTAGGACCACAGGAGACGGTTACATCGACGTTTCGCAGGCTGGTGGATTCGTTTTACCAACCGGAACAAGCGTAGATAGACCAAGTGTTGGTGTTACTGGTATGATCAGGTACAACACAAATGACCAAAGGGTTGAGTTGTATGATGGTACTAGTTGGGGATCAATTGCTGGAAGTTCAGGAGCAGTTAGTATCCTTGACGCAACAGAAATTGCAATTAAAATTGCATTAACATATGGATAAGATTTGAGATGGCAACGGCATTTAAAAACACAATAATCAAAAATATAGGAACTGTTCCTGTAGAATTATACACAGCAGATCCTGGAACTAACACAACTTTTGTTGGATTAAGTCTTGCAAACTTGACAGATTCAGTTGTAAGAGCAAGTGTTACTTTGAAAGACACAACATCAGTTGAAGGTTTCATAATTAAAGACTGTTTTATAGCACCTAATTCAAGTTTAAGAGTTTTGAACGCAGGTGAAAAATTAATTGTTGCAGAAAACAATCAATTATTTTGCACAGCAAACATTAACGATTCTTTGGATGTTGTTGCAAGTTTTGTGGAGATAACATAAGATGACACAGAGTGTTGGTCAGAGTGTAAACGTATATTTAAAAGAAGGAATCAAAGACAGATACTTCTATGGTTTATACCGTACAGACGAAGGTATGTTATACCTTGGTAGAGTTGACCAATTGGCTCGTAATGACAGTATTCAAGTGAACAATCCTGGAGCGGCGGCAAATGACTTTGTTGACTTTGATCAAGGATATGATTTCTTTGAAGGACGTGATCTCAATCATGAAAAAGTATTTTTGAATTTGAGATACGAACAATTCAGATGGGACGATGTAAATCTGGATTATTTTATAAACGATGACGGCGAACTGTGCGTGAGAGTTAATAGTAAAAAAGGAGAGGGTGTGGTAACATATCCTGATGTATCTGAATCAGTAGATGCAGTTGTATCTCCATTTACTTTTGACAAAGAAGCATACACATTTGACGACAGTGACATAACATTTGATAGAGGATAGGAGTAGTAGGAAAAATGGCACGACAACTTATAAATGACGGTATCCTACCTAATGACGGTCAAGGTGACACGTTAAGGCAAGGTGCGTCGAAAATAAACAATAACTTCCAAGAGTTATATCAAACTTTAGGAAATGGAACACAAATTACTTTAATAGAAAATAATCTATTAAATGTAACAGGTGCAAACAAAGTAACTTTTTTATATAACGCATTGACAGATTTGCCAAGTGCGGCAACATATCACGGTATGTTTGCTCATGTACATAGTGAGAATGCTTCCTACTACGCTCACGCAGGTGCTTGGGTAAAACTACTTGATACTAACAAATCAATTGGTTTACTAGCAGATGTTGATGTCGCAACTGCGGCTCCACAAGATGGACAGGCGTTAGTCTGGGACAATGGAAATGGAACTTGGAAACCAGGAACTGTACAAGCCGGCGGCGGTGGCGGTGGCGGAGGTGCAACAAACTTCTTAGGTTTGTCTGATACACCTTCAAGTTTTACAGGTAATGCAAATTATTTTGTTACTGTAAACGGACAAAGCAACGCACTTACTTTTACAGCATCTCCAGGAGGAGTAAATGTTTTATCTGATGTAGACACAGTTACAACTCCACCAGTTGCAGGACAAGTTTTAAAATGGAACGGAAACAATTGGGTACCAGCCAATGATGCAACATCAGGCGGTGGTTCTACAGATGCAGATACATTAGATGGTTTAGACAGTACGTATTTCTTAAATTACAATAACTTGTCTAACAAACCAACTATTCCTACAGAACTACAAGATTTAGGAATTGTAGACGGTAGTGCAAACCAAGTTTTAACTACTGATGGTGCAGGTGGATTTACTTTTGAAGATGCGGCAAGTGGTGGTGCAACTACTCTTAATGCATTAACTGACGTAACAGTAGCAAGTCCTTCACAAGGTGATGTGCTTTATTATAATGGCACAGGTTGGGTAGCACAAAATGGTCCAGTTATTAGATGGACAATGACAGCAAATGGTGCCTCTGACTATGTTTTCAGTGGTCCAGGTTTTGTGTCAGCAACTAATGATCCAACATTATATTTGTCAAGAGGACACACATATATTTTTGTAAACAATTCGGGCGGAAGTCATCCATTTGAAATAAGAACAGGTTTCAATGGATCAGCATATTCGTCTGGTGTTTCAAACAATGGTGCAAACAGCGGTGCAATAACATTTACTGTACCGATGAACGCTCCATCAACTTTGTATTATCAATGTACTAGTCACCAAAACATGGGTAATACAATTAATATTGTAGCATAAGGAGTTAAAGGTTTAGATGTCTGAAACTTTTGGAATAGGAATAGAAGATTTACAACAGTCACTTGGTAATGCTCGTTACTTTTACGGCTTAAGAAGAACTGACCAAGGCACTTTGTATCTTGTTAAAGCCGATTTGTTAGAGTTAGAAGACGGGGTGATTGTTAATAAACCAGGTGCTCCAAGTCAAAATTACAATGATTTCAGTAGAGGACAGGACTTTTTTGATGGTAAAGATACAGAACATAAAAAAGTTTTTGAAAATCTAGTGTATGAACAATTTAGGTGGGATGGCAGAAATGTATTCTACTATATTAACGAACAGGGCGAATTAGTTCTAAAAGTGAACGAATCGCACACTTACGAGGAATAATAAATACAGGTAACAGAAGTCTATGGCAGAATTTAAACTAGATAGGATACGTTTTAGATACAGAGGTGATTGGAGTTCAGCAACCAATTACGTAAAAGACGATGTGATTCGTTACGGAGCAAAAGTATATGTCTGTATCGAAGTACACCAAGCAGATGCTAATTTCTACAATGATTTAAACAATTCTACACCAAGATGGGTGCAGATGATGGATGGTCAGTCTTGGACTGGCGAATGGCAAGCGGCAACTTTCTACAGAATTGGTGATCTTGTTAAATTAGGTGGTGTAATTTACAAATGTATAGAAGGACATACATCTAATACAAGTGCAAATGACGGAATTTTAGGTGATGAATTAAAATGGGTTTACTTTGCAAGAGGTGAAAACTGGACAAGTGTATGGACACCAGAGACACTTTACAATGTAGATGACACAGTAATATATGGTGGTACAGTTTACAAATGTTTAACATCACACCAATCACAAAATGCTGATGCTGGTTTAGAATTTGATGCAGAAAAATGGGAATTCTATTCGCAATCAGATAATTTTAGAGGTGAGTGGCAACCAAACACACACTATTACATTGATGATATAGCAAGATATGGTGGTATCTTATACAGAGCAATTGGTTCACACATCAGTACACCTAACATTGTGTACACAAACCCAACAAACACTTACAATCAAGACAATGTAAACAATCCAACAGGCGGAACTAATGCAACATTTGAAGTTTACAGAGATGGTGGAAACTATTATGGTAAAATTTTAACTGCTGGATCTGGATATATTCAAGCAGAAACATTTACAGTATTAGGATCTAACTTAAATGGTGCAGACTCAACTAACGATTGTACAATTACAATTACAACAGTTGATGGAACAGGAGCAATTACAGCCATAAGTGTGGCAGGAACGGCAGATGCAACTGTAACATTTGGATTAGAAACTGACGCGGCAAGATGGGAAACTGCTTTAGAAGGTGTTGAATATAAAACTAATTTTGCACAATATACACACTACAAAGTAAATGAAATTGTAAAATGGTCACCGGGTTTATGGAAAGTAACAACTTCACACTTTGCATTTAATCAAAATTTAGATGAAACCAAATTTTCATTGTTTGTTCCAGGTTTAGAATTTGAAACACAATGGGTAGACACACAATATTATCAAAAAGGTGACATTGTACTTTACGGTGGTTACTCTTACGTTGCATTACAATCTAACGTTGCTAGTAAACCAGCAGTAACAGATAGTACAGGCAACTGGGAACTTATTTTCCCTGGCTACAATTACAGAGGCGAATGGGTAGGCACAGTTGAAAACAATGGAGTCAATGAACCAGTTCCATATAAAACTGGAGATGTTGTACTTGCAGGTGGTAACTTATACATTGCTGTAAGAGACAACGAAGACACAGGTCCTGATACAGAATCAGTTTACGATCCAGGATCAGACGATCCTTTTCCATGGCAGTTACTTGTAACTGGTAAACGTTGGAGAGGTCCTTGGATTGAAACAACTTCAGCGGGTGCAAATGAATATTTCCCTGGTGATGTTGTAACAGTAGCAGGAACACTTTGGGCTTGTATCGACAAGCACATGGCTAATTCATCAGATGCTAAACCACCATTAGATTTAGAATCAGAAAATGTTGGTCCTTATTGGGTGCTATTGGCACAAGGTGCTCCAGGTAACGTTCTAGAATATCCAGGAGATTTAAAAACACAAAACGATGATTCTACAAGATTAAGAATTGGAATAGGAACTCCAGGACAAATTTCAAAAGTATCTGCAAATGGATTCCCAGGTTGGGGTGATTTTGAATTAACAACAAATGTATACTATGTGGCTCCAGAAGGTGCAGACACACCAGACAATGGATTATTACCAAGTGCTCCATTTGCCTCAATAAAATATGCTTGTGAATATATTCAAGAATCTCCAGGTACAAGAACACCAGCAACTGTGTTTATAAAAACAGGTTTCTATGAAGAACAACTTCCAATCAAAGTACCAAGAGACACAGCACTTGTTGGAGATGAATTAAGAAGTACAAATGTAAGACCAGCACCAGGGTTTGAATCACAAAATATGTTCTACGTAAACAACGGTTCTGGAATCAGAAACATGACTTTACAAGGTTTATCAGGAACATTAGGTGATGTTAATGAGTATGGTACTAGAAGACCAACAGGAGGTGCGTTTGTATCTCTTGATCCAGGCACAGGTCCAACTGATGCTACAACTTGGATAACAAGTAAATCTTGTTATGTACAAAACGTATCAACATTTGGTTCTGGTGCAATTGGTTTAAAAGTAGATGGTGATTTACACAACGGTGGTAATAAATCAGTTGTTGCAAACGACTTTACACAAATTATAGACAACGGAATAGGATTCTGGGTAAATGGTGATGGTAAATCAGAACTTGTATCTGTGTTTACATATTACAATCACATTGGTTATCTAGCAACTAACGGTGGTAAAGTTAGAGCAACTAACGGTAACAATTCATATGGAGACTTTGGTTCAGTTGCAGAAGGAGTTGCCGCAACAGAAACTCCAATTACTTGTAAAATTGACAACTACACAGGTGAAGCAATAGTAAATGATGTTTACAACGATGAAAATGAAATTTATGCTTTTGCTTACACACATGGTGGTGAAAATTATACAACAGCAAATATTACAATTGAAGGTTCAGGTGAAGGTGCGGCGGCAAGTATAAAATATGAAAATACTAGAGACGGTGCAATTAAAGAAATAAGAATAAAAGGACCAGATGATTCATCACCGGCAGGTGGTGCTCAGTACACTCAGATTGATGGTACAGCAAGAAGTGGTACTTCAACACAAATCGAACTTGCGGCACAATTAGGTAGACCAGCATCTGAATTAATTGGACAAAGAATTTATTTAAGAGAAGGTCGTGGAAGAGGACAATATGCATATATTGATACTTTCAACGAAGTTACAAAAGTTGCAACAGTAAAAAGAGAATGGGATGACTTACCTGGATGGCAACACTTATTAGGTGGTTTCCCAATTGAAGAATTATTAGATGCATCAACAAAATATGTAATAGAACCAAGAATTACATTTAGTAATCCACCATACGCAAAAACATTATCGAGCGTAGGCAATAGCGGTTCTTTCCTTGTAGGAGAATATGGTAGAGTTGGTTCAACAAATGTTACTGTTGTTATTGGAAATGGTACAGCAAGAAGAACATCTAATGGAACAAGTTGGACAACACACGGTGCACCTGCAGGAAATTATGTAGATACAGCAAGAAGTGATAACTGGTTCTTTGCAGTATCAAGTGATGGTAAAGTAATACGTTCACAAGATGGTGCAACATGGAATGATATTTCTAACTCAGTTGGTACTGATGTATTCAGAGGTGTAGCGGCATATGGAACAAATGTTATAGTTGCTTCTGAAACAGGAGTAGTATATTACTCATCAGATGATGGTGCTAACTGGAATAATTCACAAGTTGAACCATATGACGGATCAACTCCAGTGTTTACTCAAGCGGCAGGTGGAAATGGAATGTTTTTACTTGCAAATACAGAAGGTGCTACTTGGGAAAGTGCTGATGACGGTATTACTTGGAGACAAAGCACAAATATTGGTGGTAACAAATACAGAGTTACAGATTTAATTTATGGTGGAGGAAAATTTGTTGCATCAGTTCAAGATTCTCCATTAGATGATTCTACATCACCTAACAAGTTTTATGTTACAACGGCAACAAAAGCATCTATCCAAGATAGTGCATTAACAAGATGGCAAGAGAGTGCAACTCCTCCTCACGCAGGACCATACTATGTTTCATATAGCCAAGGTGTATATGTTGCAATTACTTCAACAGGTGAAATGGCATACAGTCAAGACGCAATGGTTTGGTTAGAATTAGATACTCCTTTAGGAGGAACATTCCAAGGAATTTGTGCAGGTAGAAGCAGTGGTGCTTTCTTTGTACCAATTGAAATTGGAAACCAATCTAATTTAAATGTTATATCTTATGGTGCAAGACCTTTAGTAAGAATTATTACAAATGCAGGTAAACTTTCAAGATTACAAATATTTGAACCAGGAAGTGGTTACGTATCTGCTCCAACTGTAACTGTAACAGACAATAAAAATACTATAGATGCAGTACTAGAACCAAGAATGGCTTCTGGTGTATTAACACAGCCTACATTTACAAATAGAGGTACAGGATTCCTAAACGTTTCTGCTACAATAGATGGAGATGGATTCAAAGATGAATATCAAACTGGAAAAGTAATTCAAATTAAAGAATTATCTAGAGAACCTGGACCAGGTGACTTATTATTCATTGATGGAATAGATGATCAAGTTTATAGAGTCACACAAATTACAAACTTAACAGGTAGTGAACCAAATCTAACTGCAACATTTAGAATTTCACCAAGTTTAAGAGCACAAGAATCACCTGACCACGAAACAGTATTCACTATAAGACAACTTTACAGTCAAGTACGTTTAACAGGTCATGATTTCTTAGACATAGGTACAGGTGGAGTAACAACAACCAATTATCCAGAACTTTACACTAACAAAGGATTCACTGAAGGTTATGAAGCACAACCTAATAGAGAAGTTAAAGAAGGCGGTGGTGGTAGAGTATTCTACACTTCAACTGACCAAGATGGTAACTTCCGTGTTGGTGAATTATTTGAAGTTGAACAGGCAACTGGTATTGTAACACTAAACGCAGACTTATTCAATCTAGCAGGATTGTCTGAGTTAAGTTTAGGTGGTGTTGTATTGGGTGGTACTGAGGTTGTAATTAGAGAATTCAGTACAGATCCAACAATGGCGGCAAATTCAGACAATATTGTGCCTACACAAAAAGCAATAGTGTCATACATCAACTCTAGGGTATCTGGAGGTGGTTCAAATCTTAACGTTTCGCGTGTAAGAGCTGGTTCAGTTAGAATTGAAACTAACCAAATCTTCAACGAAGCAGACCCAGTGAACGGAACAATAACTTTCCCTGTAACTGTGTTTATGAACAAAGGAATAAGTGGTAGTTTATTAGCACTTTCTTACTTCACAGGAGGTACAGCAAGTGTGAATTTGGATGAAGGAGACGCAGTATCCACTATCGACAGTTCCAATGGATATGGAAATTAATAAAATGCTAAATAACACTAATACGGAGTTAAATTAATCAATGGCTGAGTTTAAATTAGGTAGAATACGTTTTGTTTGGAAAGGTGCTTGGTTCACCGGTAATGAATATTTCATCGACGATGTAGTAAGATACGGTGGTAGAACATATATCGGTATCAAAGGACACACCGCATCTAGCGATTTCCAGGCAGATTTAACTGCCAACTATTGGGCATTGATGTCAGATGGTCAAGAATGGAAAGGTGATTGGAATGTTAACATCACTTATAAACCAAATGACGTTGTAAAATATGGTGGTTACATTTATCTTTGTAACACAGGACACACTTCTGCAGAATTAGTTGCAGATGGATTAGAAGCAGATCAATCTAAATGGGATTTATTTTCAGAAGGTTTCAATTATTTAGGTAATTGGGGAACATCAACAAGATATAAAATTAATGATTTAGTAAAATATGGTGAATCAGTTTACCTATGTGTTACTCAACACACTTCATCAGCAACAGCGGCTGGTGGTTTAGAAGGTGATGATGGTGCAGGTAATCAAACTGATTTAGCAAAATGGGAATTGTTTGCAAAAGGTTTCGGATGGAACAATGCATGGCAAACTTCAACAAGATACAAACCAAATGACACAGTTAGATACGGTGGACAAGTTTATATTTGTATAACTGGACACACTTCTGCCGCAACAACTACATTAGGTTTAGAAAACGATCAAGCAAAATGGCAATACGTTCACAAAGGTATTGAATATTTAGGTGACTGGACAGGAACAACAAGATACAAAGTTAACGACCTTGTAAAATATGGTGGTAACATTTGGATTTGTACAGCACACCACACATCAACAAGTTCATTAGCAACTGACGAAGCAAACTGGTCAATTTTTGTACCAGGTTTAGAATTTGAAGATTCATGGAGTTCAGCAACACAATACCAACCAGGTGACTTTAGTACATACGGTGGATATTCTTATGTTGCAAAAACAAACAACCTAAACAAACAACCAAGTCAATATCCAGCAGACTGGGATTTATTTGTAACAGGATTTAGTTTAAAAGGTGACTATGATAATGCAACGGCTTACAAAACAGGTGACGTTGTAAGAGTTGGTGGTTTCACATATTTAAATATTGAAGATTCAACAGGAAATAGACCACCTAATGTAACTTACTGGAATAAACTTAACGAAGGTTTATACTGGAAAGGTGCATGGTCAAACGCAGTTTACTATGACAAAGGCGATATTGTAAGAGGAACAATTAACACAGACACTTCTTATATTTGTATTCAATCACACACATCTAACAATGTTGGTCCAAGCACAATTAACCAACCAGATGCGGCTCCAGGAGCAGGTGTTGATTCAGGATCTTACTGGCAATTATTATCAGGTGGTCCAGAAAATGATGTAATATCAGCACAAGGTGATTTATTAATTTATGGTCCTTCAGGTCCAACTAGATTGCCAATCGGAAGAGCAGGTCAATCTTTAGTTGTAAACAACGCAGGTAACTTACCTGAATGGGGTTACGTTGGACAAGTAGATCAAGTTTATTATGTTGCACCAAATGGTGAAGACATTGCGGCGCCAGATGCTGGTGTAACATTGGATAGACCATGGAAGAGTGTAAGATATGGATTATTTAATATTGAAAAAGGTCCAAGATTTCCTTTCAGCACATACTTGTTAGAAAGAAACAAACAGTTTATACAAGATGAAACTATTGCTTGGATTAATGATCAGATTGCAAACAATACTCCACCATTTACAAATGCATTTACATACAACGCAACTAAATGTAGAAGAGATATTGGATTATTAATTGATGCAACATTGTGGGACATGAGACATGGCGGCAATGAAAGATCAAGAAAAGCGGCTTTACAATACTTTACACCAGCAGGTGCTTCATACGTAACAGGACAAGAGGCTGAAACTGCGGCATCAATTGTAAGAGCAATTTATATTGCACAACAAGTAATTGCTAACAACACAGGTTACACACCAGAACAAAACACAACTCCACAATATTCAGATGTAAGTTACGTTGCGGAAGCAGATGCAGGTACGACTATTGAAACGTACATGAAATATTCATCAGATGCAATAACTGCCGGCAACTCAAACGGCGTTCCAGCATTGAGAATTGCAAATTCAACTTTAAATGTTAAAACTGGAAGATATCAAGAAGTTGGTCCAATGATTATTGATGAATCAGTAGCATTGGTAGGTGATGAATTAAGATCAACAGCAATCAGTCCAGCAGGTTCTATAACTTCAGCAGGTGACACGCAATACAGTTTACAAGGTATTGACAGAATGATTGCAATTATTAGTGATGTTGTACAAAACAACTCAGTTACAGTTACACCATCAGGTGGTGTTATAAGTGTTGACAACGATTCTGGACCGAATTTGAACTACAATGATGGTACAGGTACTGGCGTTGCTTCTACAACTACAGGTAACGGTGTAGGTGCAACATTTAATATTACAGTTGCTTCTTTCTCTGTAACAGCAATTACAGTAAACAATCCAGGACAAGGGTACGCATCAGATGATAGAATTACAATTCCAGCAAACACAGTGATAATTGGTGGAAGTGGAAACACAACACTTGGTGCAGATTTCAGTTTTGATGCAAATGAAGTAACAAGTGGAAACACAATTACACAAAATACAAGTAATCCAGCAGGTTCGGCGGCGGCAGGTGCTCGTTCAGTTGTGATTGCAACAGACATAAAAGAATACATTGACTTTAAAATTAACGCAAACGGTTCTGAACCAACAATGGCAGGTTCAAACATTCCTGAAAATGATGCAGGATACACAGATGCACGTGGAAGATTGTTAGCAAACAGAGAATTTATTGCTAAAGAAGCCGCAGAATTTGTGAAAAGAGCGAATCCAGGTGTAAGTTTCAGTCAAACTGCTTGTGAAAGAGATGTTAAAGAGTATGTAGACGCAATTATATTTGATCTAGAATACACAGGAAATTACAGAGCATTGAGATCAGGTGAATGGTATGTAAACAGTGTTCAAGGTTCTACAACAAAAGATATGTTCTACATGAGAAACGGTTCAGGTTTAAGAAACTGTACACTAACAGGATTATCGGGTTCATTAGGTTCAGCAAATGCTTACGGCACAAAACGTCCAACAGCAGGTGCGTTTGTATCGCTTGATCCAGGATTTGGTCCATTAGACTACAAGGCATGGATTGCAACAACAACTGCTGGTACAGGACAATTTACACCAACTAATGGTACATATGATCCTGCAACAGGAACAACTGTGTTAACAATTGGTTCACACCAATTACAAGCGGGTGACACTGTAAGATTAACAACAGCAAGTTTAACTTTTGAATGTTCTCAGGACAATTATCAAACTCAACACGCATATCCAAGAGCAACAGACCCAGCGGCTGGTAAAGAATTATTAGTAGAAGCAGTTACTCCAACAACAATTACAATTAATGTTGGTGCAAGTGGCGGTGGAGATCAATATGTACACAGATGGGTAAGTGCATCTGCAAACGCTGTACAAGAAGAAACTATAAACAGATTTGGTGGTAAATCACCATACGTACAAAACGTATCTAACTTTGGTGTAGGAGCAACAGGTTTAAAAATTGATGGAGATTTACACGCAGGTGGTAATGATTCAATTGTTGCAAACGACTTTACACAAATTATTTCCGATGGTATTGGTGCATGGGTAACAAACTTAGGTAGATCAGAACTTGTATCTGTGTTTGCTTACTATAATCACATTGGATACCTTGCAGAAACAGGTGGAAAAATACGTGCTACAAACGGTAACAACTCTTATGGAGATTTTGGTTCTGTTGCAGAAGGTGTTGATCCAACAGAAGTTCCTGTAACAGGTAGAGTTGACAACAGATCAACAGATGCTTTAGTAGAAAGAGTGTTCACAGATGGTGATCAAATACTTGCATTAGAATACAGCAACGCAGGTAGAGAATACTCAAATGCTAACATATCTATTGTTGGTACTGGTTATGGTTTATCTGGTGTTACTGCAACATACAACACAGGTGGAATATACAAAATTAGATTAACAGAAACAATTACTACTCCAGAATCAAACTTAGGTGGTAAAGGTTATGTAACAGCAACAAACGCCGCACAAACAGGTGACTTAACTTCTATTACAATAGCAGTAACAGACACAAATCCTTCAAGTGCATACATTGGAATGGCAGTATGGATGGTAGAAGGTCTAGGTGCAGGTCAATTTGGATACATTGACACATACAACGCGGCTTCAAAAGTTGCAACTGTTAGAAAATATTCAGATGGTACTCCAGGTTGGGATCACTTATTAGGTGATTCTTCTGTAAGTTCATACTTAGATGCAACTTCAATCTACGTGATTGAACCAAGAGTATCTATTCCTGCTCCGCAAAATGATGGATCTACTCCACCAAGAAATGCAATAGCAAGAGCGATTGTAACAGCGGAACAAGTTTCATCAATAAGAATTTTAGATTGTGGTGCTTCTTATACAAGTGCTCCAACTATTACACTTGTTGATCCTAACAACACAACAGACGCTCCAACTCAAGCATATGTTGGTGATGGTGTATTAGGTCAACCTACTTACACTGTAAGAGGATTTGAATTTGAAACAGCAGATGCAACAATTACAGAAACAGGAACAGAGGCAACTGTAAGTGGTGTAACTCAAGCAAATCCGGCAGTAGTAACAACTTCTGCGGCTCATAACTTTAACAACAACGATAAAGTTGTGTTTACAGATGTTGGTGGAATGATTGAATTAAACACAGGTGTATACTACTATGTAAAAGTTTTAACTACTGATACATTTGAAATTTACAGAGATTATCAATTAACTCAAGCGATAGATTCAACAAACTTTACTGCTTACTCAGTAAGTAACGGTAAAGCAACTACATTTGGTGGATTTAGAGATGAATATCAATCAGGAAAATACATACAGGTTGAAAATTTAACGGACCTTCCAAGAGCAGGATCAAACATTGAGTTTGGACACCTACCAGGAACGTTCTTCAAACTTGTTGCTGTTAACCAACAGTTAGGTACTCAAGCACCTTACACAGGATTGTTACAAATATCTCCAGACTTAAAAGTTTCTGAAGCACCAGAACATGGTCAATCACTTGAAATGAGAATTAGATATTCTCAAGTTAGATTAACAGGTCATGATTTCCTAGACATTGGAACAGGTAATCAGACAAATACAAATTATCCAGGAATACCATTAAATGATCCAGACCCAACAAAAGAAACTGTTGAGTCAAATGGTGGTAGAGTATTCTTTACATCAACTGACCAAGACGGTAACTTTAGAGTTGGTGACTTGTTCTCAGTAGAACAGGCAACTGGTATTGCAACATTGAATGCAGATGCATTTAATATTTCTGGATTACAAGAGTTACAGTTGGGTGATTTAGCATTAGGTGGAACAAGTGCATCTATTAATGAATTCTCAACTGATGGTACAATGTCCGCGAACAGCGATGCAATAGTACCAACTCAGAGGGCAATAAGAACTTATATCGCTTCACAAATTGGTGGTGGTGCAAGTTCTTTGAACGTCAACTTGATTGTCGCAGGTTTCGTAGTAGTTACTGGGCAGACAATATCAACAACAACTGATACAGGTATTAACTTTAATTCTACTGTTAACTTCAATAAAGGAGTTAGTGGTGTACCTGTAGCAATGAACTACTTAATACATAGTTAAAGGAGGAAAATATGGCTTCAGGAAGACTTGGTACTGCAAACTTAACTGCCGCTACTAATACATCTGTATATACTGTGCCCGCTGATACATTTACTGTCGCTACGATATCTATCTGTAACAGAGGAAATCAGGCTATCACAGTGCAAATGGCTGTGGCTGACTCGGCAACTCCGAATGCTTCAGAATACATAGAGTATGAAACAGAGGTTTTATCTCATGGTGTTTTGGAAAGAACGGGTGTTGTGATGAGTGCAGGTCAGATATTGGTGGTATACGCCAGTGCGGCAAACGTAAGTGCTGTTGTTATGGGCATTGAAACGTCAACAGCGTAGTAAATTAACAAAAATGAATAAATAACATTGAAAAAGGAAACAAAACAATGGGAAGATACATATCAACAACTGGAACAGCAGGGGTAGTTACTAGAGAAGTAAACAGTACCTTTAATGCAACGGTGAATGATAGAATACTTGCAGACAGTTCGTCAGCAGGTTTTACTATTACTTTACCTGCCAGCACAACATTGTTGTTAAATGATACAATTCAAATCATTGATGCAACATCAAGTGCAGGTACCAATGCTATTACAATAGCAAGAAATGGTGCAAAAATTCAAGGTGCGGCAGAAGATCTAACTTTCGATATCACAGGTGGTATTGTTACAATGATCTACACTGGTACAACTTACGGTTGGATAGTTGGTGCTGTATAATCAGTACTGATTATAATCGTATTAGTAACTAATTTTGTAAAGGAAAAGTAACATGGCAAGTTTAAAGTCGTTATTAGCAACTAAATCAGACGCATTTGCAACGCCTGAGCAAGAACAGAACTTGGAAAAAGGTAGAATTTATACTTACAATCCAGGAACTAACTACTCAAGACTATGGTGTTGTTTTTGTTTCCATCCTGAAGAATCAGGAATTGCAGTCGTAGACATTTGGGGTGCTGGTGGATCAGGCGCAGAAATGTGTTGTTGTGGTTTTGGACTAGCAGGTAACTCAGGCGCATACACTAGAAGAACAGTAGTAATGGCGGCAGGAGATTACATTGAAGGTCGTGTTGGAATTGCTTGTGGTAACTCAGACTCATTATGTTTTAGAGGATGTTCAGAAGCAACCTGTGTAAGATATTGTATATCAGGAATTTGTACGTGTACTTGTACGGAAGGTGGAAGAGGAGGAATTTCTTTCTGTTCTACAAACTCATCATTTTATTGTTGTTACAGAGCAAACGGTTTCTGTTATACTAGAACAGATAACGATAACTGCGGAATAATTTGTAACAAGTGTAATGGTTCTTTCGAAGGAAGATCATTTAATGGTGATATTAACTGTCCAAGTAGACTTTCATGTGTAAGTGCATTTGGATGTTATCCAACTTGTATTTGTATGTTTAACTACCACATACCTACTCCGTATGGACAGTTTTCATTATGTGGTAACAAACCGGTTTTTGCAAACGAAAACAGAACTCAGTCAGCAGATTGGTCAGGTCAAGGTAGACACCAACACGTTGCAACACTAGGATCTGGTAGATGGCCAACAGGAGGAATTCCATTCTCAACTTGTTGGGGTAAATCAGGTGCTTGTAACTGTTACAACAATGAAGGTTGTGTACCAGTTATGCCTTATGGAACTGGCGGTATGGGACCTTTCCCATGTCCAGGTGTAAGGGATCACGCAACAAGAGGCGGACACGGAACTGTTAGAATTAAATTTATAAGGTAAGGATAACGATATGGCAAGTTTAACAACACTACTAAAAAACAAATACTCGTTTTTCGTTGGTAACGAGCAAAACCTTGAAAGAGGTGAAATATATTCTTACTATCCAGGTAACCACTACACGAACTTTAGATGTCACGTGTGTTGGGTTCCACCAAGAGCAGGTTGTGCCAGAATAGAAATTTGGGGTGCAGGCGGTTCAGGTGCAGAGATGTGCTGTTGTGGTGGAGGATTACCAGGAAACCCAGGTGCATATTCAACAAAATGTATAAGAATTGAACAAGCAGATATTGATGCTGGAACAACTTTTGTATGTGGTGTAATTGGTTTTAGTTGTGGTAACGCAAGTGATTTATGTCACAGAGGAAGATCAGAGCCAACACAAATTTGTTGGTTTGGTAACAATGGCGCAGATGGTTGTATGTGTGCTCAAGGTGGTAAAGGTGGATACTCTTATTGTTCAACTGGAACATCATTGTACTGTTGTTTTGTAGCAGGCGGATTCTGCGGAAACAGAGTAGGTAACGATGGTTGTGGAGTTGTATGTAATTACAAAGGTGCCGCTGATACTGATTGGTGTGCTCAAGCATATGGTGGAGACCTTAACTGTTATGGTGGTTTCTCTTGTGCAAGATTTGAAAGATGTCAACCAAACTGTAACTGCGGTAAGATAATGATTTTAAGAATACCAGCAGGTATGTGGTCAGAATGTGGTGGAGAGATTCATTACACAGTTGACCAAAATGGTAGAAGATACAGACACTCAGGTGCAGGTGGACACCACGGTGCAACTCACCCATTAAACTTAATGGGAAGAAATCCAACACAAGGAGCGGCTTACACTGCTTGTTGGACAGGAAATACTAGTTGTGGATGTTATGAATGGAATGGTTGTACAGCATTTATGCCAGCAGGTATTCCAGGACAAGGACCAACACCATGTGATGGTGTAAGAGATCACGCACACAGAGGTGGACATGGTATGATTAGAATAAGATTTATAGCGGATGTGGATGAAGATCCAACATACCCAGAATACCAATAGGAGTAAATAAAGTATATGGCAACACTTAAAGGACTTTTAATACAGAGAAATACTGCTGTACCTCAGGAAGAAAACCTAGAAAAAGGTTATATCTGGTCATGGACTCCTGGTTCAGATTTTACAAACTTTTGTAACGGTATATGTTGGACTGCTCCATCAAACGGCGCCGCACTAATTGAGATTTGGGGTGCTGGTGGATCTGGTTCAAGAATGTGTTGTTGTGGTGACGGATTACCAGGAAATGCTGGTGCATACGTTAAAAAATCTATTCAAGTAGAACAAGGTGACACAGTAACTGGTTGTACAGGTATGCCATGTTACGCTCACCCATTATGTTTTTCAGGCTGTTCAAATGCAACAGGAGTTTGTATTGTAACAGCATCAAGCGGCGACTTATGTATGTGTGCTGAAGGTGGAAGAGGTGGTACTTCTTTCTGTAACCCAAACACACACTCAATATACTGTTGTTTCAGAGCAAACGGTTTCTGCGGTACAAGATGTAACGAAAACTATTGTGGAGTGATTTGTAATCACTGCTCAGGAGGCTGGTGTGCATTTGGTTACGGCGGAGATGTATGTTGCTGTGGACAAGTTGGTTGTGTAAGTTTCTTTGGATGTTATCCGCATTGTAAATGTCAATTCCAAAGACACGTACCAACTCCAGCAGGATTATTTGCAGAAGAAGGCGCATTGATTACTTTCCAAACTGAGTCGGATGGAACTCCGATGTCACAATGGTCAGGTAACCAATTATTCCAGTTTTATGCGGCACTAAACTCAACTTCAAGAGCACCTAGAATGGGTACTCCAAACAGTTATTGTTGGAGATCAGATAGGTCTTGTGGTTGTTATGAATCTCAAGGTTGTTCAAACTACCTTCCAGTAGGAACAGGTGGTATTGGACCTAATGCTTGTCCGGATGTTAGAGATCACGGTATAAGAGGTGGATTCGGTGGCGTAAGAATCAAGTTTTTAGCAGATTAATAACGAAATCCGCTAAATAGAAGTATTAAAATATAGGAGCAAAACAAATGGCAATTACAGTAAACTTTGACATACCAATGCCAAACGAGCCATATGTGAACGACTTTAGCGATGGCAACACGCAATCGGCTACATACAAGGGTCCAAGATACTGGAAAGTAGAAAAATCGGATTCCGATGGAACGATTGGTGCCGTAATTGCTGATGGCGACACAGAAGCAGAGTTGGATAATGGTATACCAGCAAGAGAAGGAACTTCCTTCCACGTAATAGATGCACAACAAAATCCATTACAAGCGTCGTACATTACAGGATTCTATGAAACAGGTGATGTTGCAGACTACGAAGAAGACATCGGAACAACTGATGCAGAAGGAAATGCAGAAACATGGACGTATTATTGGAACGATAATACAGGATGTATATCTCAAATATACTTACATGGTACATTGAAGTTTGATGGTACAAACTACACAGGTCCTGATTTCAGAGCTCATGCAATAGCGGAAGATTCTTTTAACAGCACATTTGCTAATCAAAAAGCAATCATCCAAGCAGAAATTGACAGCGGTAATCACCCTGCAGAAAAAGTAACAGAACTTAACGCCTACATTACATGGTTGGATAATGCACCAACAAAATATGCAGGTGTAAAACACTGGAAAATCCCTTTTCCAGCATTCCCAGAACTTTAAGATCCAAGAATCATTCATGTAACTGTGTGTTATCGATACATACAGTTACATGAACACTCAAACTGAAAGATCCAAAGCAATATTTCTAAACGGTGGCATAGGAAGAATTCTATGTGCAATTCCGGCAATAGAAAAATATCAAAAAGAATCAGGTGACGAAGATTTTATCGTTGTCATCGAAGGAAAATGTAACATATTAGATGGGCATCCAACATTGGATAGTAAAGCCTACGATATGTATCACAAAAATTTATTCCATACACACATTAAAAAGAGAGATATTATAAGTCCTGAACCTTATAGAGTATACGAATATTTTTCTCAACAATGTAACTTATCTCAAGCATTTGATATTATATTAAATGACAAAGGTATTAGAGAGTTAGATAAACCTAAACTTTATCTTTCTAAAGAAGAAAAATTAAAAGCAACAGAAATTTTAAAAGAATGCAAAGAAAAAATTAAAGCAGACAAGTATGTTATATTTCAACCTTTTGGAAGAGCAATAAAACAAATAGATTCTAGTTTTGTTGATCCAAGTAACAGAAGTATTGAGTACACAAATTTTAAGAATATTATTAGAAAATTACACAAAGAAAAGGTTGGTGTAATTGTTATGAGCGATTTTGGGATAGAACTTAAAAAAGAAAATTTTGAAATGGACGTCGCACAACCTGAAAATATAGATTTAAGAATATGGGCGGCAATTATTGAACAAGTTGATCATTTTATTGGTTGTGATTCTGTTGGACAACACTTTGCTTACAGTTTAGGAACTCCGTCAACAGTAATAACAGGAGCAACATTTCCAGAAAACACAACATATCCAGATAAAGAAGGTGTAAACATTGTTGATCTTGGACAAAATGATAGACAGTATGACCCTATTAGAATTACTTTCGACGAAAGAATTAGTCGAGTTAATGAAAACCTAATGTTTATGACTCCAGAAATAGAAGACTATGTTATAGACACAATAATGGGAAGGCAAACCGATGAGTAAGAAAACAGGATACATAGCCGCAATAGCCAGAGGACACAATTCCGGTGTATGTTTGTTAAAAGATGGTAAAATAGTTTTTTCTATTGAAGAAGAAAGATTGAGTCGAGTAAAATACGATGGTGGTCCATATGCTTCAATGGTAAAAATATTAGAATACACAGATAAAATTGATTATCTAGTTATTGCACATACTCAGTCATTGAAAGATAGAAGCACAGGTAGAGTAGATTATAATGGTGATGATGTTTACACAGGACTAGCAAGAAAATTAGGATTAATAGATAAGAGAGGCACAGCAAAATCTCCAGATCATCCACAAGTAATTGACCTTTCACATATACACCACAAACTACACGCCGCTTTGGCTTTTTATAGATCAGGTTGGGACGATGCCGCGGCACTTATTGTTGACGGTGCTGGAACTTTTATTCCTGCAACTCACAGTGCAGGTCATCAGATGACTGTGTTTGAAACAGAAACAATTTTTGATTGTGCTTATCCTAACGATTTTATAACAAAATATAAACACTATGGAACAAGTGAAAATTGTCAGTGTGCATATATTCCTGCCTATCCATCAGATTCGATGGGTGAACCAGGAAGTACACATGAAGCAGTTTTTTCTGACAGAGCAGGAATAGTAAAAGTTTATGAAGCAGTTACACAATACTGCGGATTTAGTGCCATTGAAGCAGGTAAAACAATGGGACTATTTCCTTATGGAAAACCAAATAAAGAAATTCCTGAACTGTTTGTACACAATGGTAAAGGAACTTTAAGTAATAGAAACTTGATAATTCCAACTTATCCTAATGCGGCTCTTGTAAATTATGACAATTATCATGCATTGGAAGAAAAATTACAAGTAGACCAAAAAGACTTAACGGAACTTCAAAGTAGAAGAGATCTGGCTTACGCTTGTCAAACTGATACACAAGAAGAAGTGCGAAAATTAATCTACAAAGCAGTTGAAATGACAGGCAAGAAAAAAGTTGTAATATCAGGCGGATATGGACTGAATTGTGTTGCAAATTATTATTACCTAGATACTTTACGCAAAGATGGTATAGAGATATATGTAGAGCCAGTTTCAAATGATGCCGGAACGGCTATGGGAGCGGCTTTATTGTACTATTATTCATTGTCACAAAGCACAGATAAAGACACAACTAAAACATTATACCTAGGTCCTAAATATGACCTTTCAAACAATGACATAATGAAATACAATGACGAAGACGGCATTGAAGTTGTAGATTCTACAGATGAAGAAATTGCAAAACTGTTGACTGAAAAAAATATTGTTGCTTTATGGCAAGGTCAATCGGAAAACGGCCCTAGAGCATTAGGTAATAGAAGTTTATTATTTGATCCACGTTTTAAAGATGGTAAAGATTATGTTAATAGAGTAAAAAGAAGAGAATACTTTAGACCTTTTGCTGGATCTATACTGCATGAATACACACATGAATGGTTTGATTTGCGTGGCATGGAGGAAACTCCACACATGATGTATGCAGTAAATTGTAAACCAGGTGTTGAAGAAAAAATACCTAGCATTATACACGTAGATGGAACTTGTAGGATTCAAAGTGTTAAAAAAGAAGACAATGAATTGTACTATAGATTAATTAAAAAGTTCCATGAAATGACAGAATGTCCTATTGTGTTTAACACTTCTTTCAATTTAGGTGGTGAACCTTTAGTGGAAACTCTTGATGATGCAGTTAGAACTTTACAAAATTCAGATATAGAATATCTATACTTGATTGAATATGGTAAATTAGTGAAGGTGAAAAATGGATAGACAAAGTGCTTTTTTTATGAATGGTGGTGCTGGTAGGCATATTAGTTCCATACCCGCTTTAGAATTATATGCTAAAGAAAATCCTGATGATGATTTTATAATTGTTTGTGAAGGTGGAACAGATGCGTACAAAGGTCATCCTTTATTACATTTTAGAGCATATGACAATTGGCACAAAAACTTATTTCAAGATTTATTAAAAGATAGAAACCTTATTTCTCCTGAACCATACAGAGTATGGGAATACTACAATCAAAAATGCAGTCTGGCGGAAGCATATGACATTGCAATTAATAAAAAAGGTCTTCGTAAATTACCTAAACCAAGGATATATCTTTCTAAAGAAGAAATTTTAATGGCAAGACAGATGATAGGTGAAGTAAAAGAAAAAACAAAGAAAAATAAAATTGTTTTAATACAGCCTTTTGGCAGAGGTGCTGAGAAAAAATCAGAATCTGAAGTTGTTGATTTGACAGGTAGAAGCATAGAGTTGAAAAACTTATGGGCTATAATAAAAAAATTAAGCAAAGATTACGGTGTAATGGTGATGAGTGAGTTTGGTTTAGAATTTAAAACGCATGGCGGAATAAATCAACCCGTTGCACTGCCTTTACAGACACACATAAGAATATGGGCCGCATTAATCAAGCAGGTAGAACATTTTGTTGGGTGTGATTCAGTAGGGCAACACATTGCATATTCATTTGATAAAACTATGACAGTGCTAATAGGCAGTACTTTCCCAATTAATACGTCTTTTCCAGACAATGACAAAGTAGACATCATTGATTTAGGCAAAGATAGCCGTATATACAGTCCTATACGTATTACACAGGACGAATATTCCGACCGTCTAAATGAAGGAATCATGGAAATGGACGAAAATCAAGAGCAAAAAGTGGTCAATTCCGTGAAGTTCATGATCAAGCACAAACACAAAAAAAAGTAGTTTTTCAATTCCTATAAAAATAGGTAAATACACGTAAAAGAAGTAGATTACACTTATGTTTGACGTATCAAGACTATTTGGCAAGGGAATTAGAAACACATTATTGTTGAAGAATGGACTTCAATTGTCCTATAACGGCCCATATGTGGTTGTTGGAACTGACACAGTAATGGATCAATTCCATGTAAACACATTTTGCACAGCAGAATATACAATGTCTGTGGATTATGATACAAATAACAAAGAGATTATCAAAGTATTAGTAAGTGCTACACCATCTAACAGTTCTGTAACTGTTTACGGTAGAAGTAATATGGGCAATGATTTAGTGAATATTACAAGCACTGTAAACAATTCATATGTAAGAATTGTATTAAATCCAGCACAAAAAACTCCAACTACTACATACGCAGGAGCCAAAGTTATTTTTAGTGCAACTTATTTTCAAACACAGAATGCCTTACAAGGTGGAGCGGCAGAACTTATTAATTCAGGCAACAACTATGACAACACAAATGTAAACAGTGGACAAGGTGGAGGAAGTGGTTATTAAAATTGCAAAATAAATTTTAATAAATATAGAAAAAGATGGCTATCAACTACAAACAATTTGAAACACAATCAGGTTTTAAAAGTCCCGGCTTTACAGTTGACACAGCGGGTAACGTTGTTGTAAGAACACTTACCCAAACGTTTATTCCTGAAGAAGCAACTACGCCACCTGATTTTACAGTTACAGAAAATGCAGGTGCATTTAATATTGCTAACTTTAGCGGTGATAATCCTACTATATCTTTAACAAGAGGTGAATCAAAAACTTTATCTTTAAACTTAACAAGTTTAGGATTTAACTTTTTTAGACCGTCAGATGCTAATCCAAATGTTCCAGGCACTTTATTAAGCACAGGTTTAAGTCATGCAAATGTAGTAACAGGTAATACAATCACAACTGGAGAATGGACATTTACACAATCTTGGGTACAAGAAGCAAGTTTTGATAGAAAAGTAAAAGTTACAGTTCCAGATGTAGCAACAATAACAAAATTAAGCGGTAAAAAAATACCAGTTGTAATAGCATTGCATGATGTTGGAAGCACAATGTCATCTGTAACTGATAGTGTAAACTTTATTACAGATAAAATTTTAATTGCTCCTCAAGGATATAAAAATACATGGAACGTAGGATACAGCACTAGTCAAGCAGATGATCAAGCATTAATTGATAGTATTTTAACAAAATTAGAAACTTATGATAATGTTGATACGCGAGACATTACATTTATTGGCTATGGCGTAGGCGGACAATTAGCATCACAATATTTCATACAAACACAAAAAACAAATTTAAAAAATTTAGTTTTAATATCAAGTTTATTACACTTTGACCAACACAAAGTTACGTATGATTCTCAAAATAATAGAGTAGACACATTTTATTCTTTAACATTGAATCCATTACAAGCAGAAGATTCAACTCAAATGATTTGGTCACCAGTAACACCGCTATCAGGAAGAAATTATTTGATGTTTAATGGTACAAATAATTTAGATTGGCCTTACACAGGCGGAATTGCAAATGGATTGGAATTAAAAAGTGCTCAAGATACAATTTATGCATGGGCAAAAGCAGAAAACGATATAGCAGATCAATTAACATCTGGTGCGATTCAACCAGGTGGAGAAACTTTGTACAGTTATAAAAATGGCGCACTAAGATTATTTGCATACGACGGTGTAGGAAGTAACTTTGGTGAATACTTAACTGGCTTACAAAATTATATCACAACACAAATTGATGTTTCATCATATGAAAACATTCCTGTTGCAACAACTTTAACAGGTGCAGATGCACAAAATAAAAGCACAGGAACTTTAACAATAACTGTACCAGTTGACACTCCTGATACTATATTCTACGGTGACGGAGATGGTAACCCGTTTGGAACGATTTCTATAGCAGATCCGACTTTTACAGGTATTGGAAGTTTTAGTGCAATTTTAAACACAGGCGATTTGATTAGTAACGGACAAGATGCAGAAATATCATTACAGCCTACAGGATCGTATGGAACAGTTTCAATAAATCCAGCAGGTGGTGGATTTATTTCTAACATGGATATAAATGCAAGTTCAATTACCAGTGTAGGACAAACAACTTTAACACCTGTAAACGCAGATGTTGTGTTAAGTCCACAAGGCACAGGTATATTAACTGTAAATCCTATTAATTTAAGCACATTAGACAACGTTGATATTGGTCAAACCACAGCAAGAAAAGGTTCTTTTTCATTGTTGGAAACGACCCAAGGAACGTTAAATAACACTACAATAGGAGCAACTGTACCGACAACTGGTGCTTTTACCAGTGCAACAGTAACAAGTGCCCCTACTGATGCTAATGATGTGAGTAACAAAAATTATGTAGACAGCACAAGTACAGTGTTGGCTATTGCGTTAGGAGTTTAATAAATGGCAAAACGTAAGGTAGTAAATTATATATTTCAACCAGGGATACCAAAGTCTGGAAATCTATATCCTAATGCATATGATTTAATACAAAATAACTTAGAATTTTTACAAGACGAATCTGTTGCATATGTGGCAGATAGAGTAGCAACTGATACAGCGGCAAATAATTTTCCTAATGCTGTTGCAAGATTAGACAATAACAAAGAATTTATTAAAGATGAAGTAGCGGCTTGGGTGGCACAACAAGTTGGTGCTAACGTTCCACCATACGCAGGATATGGCTATGATGTTTTAGCACTTGAAACTACTATTGACGATTACATAACAAGATTAAAAAATGACTTAAGATACGGTGGAAACGAAAACATGGTATCTTTTGCTCAAAGTTATTACACAGATGGATCTCTTAATATCCCAGGTGATGGAGAACCAGAAGTAACATACTTTGAATATGCAAGAGACCTTTGTGTAAGTTATATTTTACCAGGAGTAAATTTTAGTAATTTACAAAGTGTAACAAGTCAAGACACATCTGGCGGTAGTGCTGAGCCAACAGGCACAACAACATTTACATCACTTGCTAACGGCTTTATCACAACACTAGATAACGGAATTATTAACTTGCCTACATTGGTAAGCAGTCCTTATATATTTGCAGGATACACATATGATTCATACAAATGTGAAAGAGACATGGGTTACAACATAAATGGTTTCTTAAATGATTTAAGATACAACGGTAACCAAGAGTCAAGATTTAATGCTTCAAAATATTGGATAGGTTCAACTCCACAAATTGATGGAGACAGACAACCTGAAATACTTGTTAAAAACCATATTAGAGATGTAATAAACAATTACATTTTAACTAGAACTGCATACACATCACAACAGTCACCAGTAGTAACTACACAGTACTTTGGCACTGCGGCTGGTGAGGCAGGTGCTTCAGCAAGAATTACAGCACTAACTTTTATTATTACAGATGTAATTGATAATGGATTAGATAATTTACCAGCATTAGAAAGAAATGAAATAAGTTCAATCAAAGCGCCAACTAAAATTGGTTTAGAAGATATCTTATTGATTACAAATACTACACGTAACAAAGTTTTATACAACTTTGCTGATGCAACCTTAGGTGCAGAAGTAAGTTATGAGCAAGAAGAAGACGCAGACTATCCTACATTTTTACAAAACACAGACACAATTACAACTGTATTTTTAAACTTTGATACAAGTTCATTTGCGGCAACAGATGAAATTCAAATGTTTGTTGAAGACAAAGTAATTAGAACAAGACCTTTTGACTTTGGTACAGATGCTATTGAAAGAATGAGAGTAGCACCTGCTCAATCAATGCTTGACGCTGACTTTGAGTATGGATTACAGCCTACGAAGTGGCAAGCCATTGGAACACAAAGAGGTTATCCTTCGATTTATGAAATACCAGGAACAGACATAGACGTTGATGATGTTACAACTGATGCATCTGCAGGTACAAACGGTATTGGTTCTTCATTAATCACAGTAAACACAACAGGTCCACATGGTTTTGAACCTGGTGATGCATTTACAATTATTGGTTTTACAAACGGTGTGCCTGGAACAGGTAGAGCTCAAGGTTCATTTGTAGTAAACACAATTCCTACAAATAGACAATTTACATATTACGCAAAAGCAAAAGTTGGTGTATCTAATCCAACTACAATTAGCACAACATTTACACAATTAAGAGCGGCAGGATTTTATTCAGGAGCAACAATTGGTAGACCAACTTTTAGTGTATCATCAAACGGTGCAAATGGAAACTTTATTTTACCAATAGGTGGTCTTGCAGGAGTTTCAATTATTCCTTTCCAAGATGCACAATTACCTGAAATAGGTGCTCCTATTACTGGATCAGGTATGGCAACTGGTGCACAGATTACAGCAGTAACTGGTACAGGTTCAACACTTGCAACTCCAGAAATTGAAGGAGACTACACAGCAGGAGCAACTGAAATTAATGTAGTTGACTCTGCAGGAATTTTACAAAATAGTATTATTGATAGAGGTGATGGATTTGGTGTTGCAATTACCAATGTATCAGGAAATTCATTAACATTAAGTTCAGGATTAACATCAAACTTGATTGGTGACAGAACAACATATGGAAACATTGGTGGATTCAATGTCAATCCAGCAGGACAAAATTTTGCTTGTGATGTGTTTAATAATGCTGGCGTTTACAGTATTACTATTTCTAACTCAGGCGAAAATTATGAAGTAGGTGATGCGATTGTAATTACAGGAGACTTAATAGGTGGAGCAACTCCGGCTAACGATTTAACTATCAGTGTTGCTTCTGTAGATACAGGTGGTGAAATTTTAACATACACTTTAGACGGTGACGCATTTACTGGCTCTGGATCTAAAACAGCGATTTCAGGTACATATCAAAATGGAAATGGTACTGGTGGTGGCTGGGATATAACAAAAACTAATAACAGTTATTCAGCAAGTTTAAGAAATCCAAGTTTCACAGCAGTAGAAGGAACAGTTGCTGGAGGTTCAGGATCAGGTTTAGAACTAGATGTAACAATTAACAACAACGCCTACTCTGCGGCACTAGGTGGAGATGATCAAAGTACAGGATACGTTGTAAATGATGTTGTATCATTTGCAGGAGGAACTTTTGGCGGAACAACTAACGAAAACTTATTTGTAAGAATCACAGGAGTAAATGGAACAGGTGGAATTACAACTTTTACAACATCAGGTACGGCTCCGGATGCTTTAGAAAGTTACAACATTGGCGTAAGTGATTACACAGCAAGTCAATCAGGTGCAGGTGCAACGTTCACAGTGACAAGAACTGGAACAACATATTCTGCAACAACAACTGGATTAGGATCAGGATTTGTACTTAACGAAACATTATTAATAGCAGGAACATTACTAGGTGGTACTAGTCCTGCAAATGATTGTACAATTACAGTTGATGGTGTTGATGGTAGTGGAGGAATTATTCAACAAACTCCAACAGGAACAGCAGTTAACAGCAAAACATTTTTAGATGTAGATTCAGGTTCAAACTTAATAGGTAATGGTGCTTCTTTTGACGTAGCATTGTCTGGAACTTCTTACAACACAATTACAATTAACAACGCAGGTCAAAACTATGGTGATGGTCAAGACATAGTAATACCTGGAACTGCTTTAGGTGGTGTATCACCAACACATGATTTAACGATTAACATTGCTTCTTTAACAACACCAGCAAGAGGAGTTGCTACATTTACAAACAGTGGAACTGGTGCAAATGGTGGAACAGCCAACTACAAAGTTGGAGATATTATTAAAGCAGAAGGTTCTAACTTAGGTGGTGTAACAGGAACAAATGATGCGTTAATTAAAGTTGCTTCTATTAATGGTGACTCATCTATAAACACATTTACAGTAACAGGTTCAGCCACAGATGCAGTAGTTGATTATACAAATCCAAACTACACAGGTGGTGATGGTGTTGGTGCAAATTTTGTTGTAACAAGAACAGGTACAGTTTACAGTGCAACAATAGATCCAGCAGGTACTGGATATAATGCTACAAACCAAATTGTTGTTGCAGGTACAGATTTAGGCGGAACGTCACCAGGAAATGATTGTACAATCACAGTAGATTCAGTAGATGGTGGTGGTGGTATTGCAACTATCACAGTAAGTGGTACAGCAGTTAACGTTCAAGACTATACTGATGCATCAGTAACTAACCAAGTAGGTCAAAGTGCTTCATTTGATGTAACATTAAATTCAGGTACATATTCAGTTGGAATAGCAAGTGCAGGTAACGACTATGGTGTTGATCAAACTTTTGTAATATTAGGTACAGATTTATTTGGAACATCTCCAGCAAACGATGCCACAATAACAGTTACTGGCGTTGATGCATCTGGTGGTATTACAGGAGCAAATATTTCAGGTACTGCTAATCAAGGTAGTGCAAGTACTTTAGGCGTAACAGGTTCCAACAGACAGCCACAAGGTGTTGGTGCAACGTTCAGTGTACAAAGATCAACAACTGCTTCAACAACAGCATACACAGAAGTAATTGTATCAGGTACAGGATCAAATTATCAAGTAGGTGATAGAATTACATTACAAGGACAAAGTTTAGGTGGTAGTTCACCAGCAAATGACGTGACTGTTAGAGTTCAAGCAATAAACACAACAGGTGGAATTTTAACAAATACACACTCGGGTGTTGCGGCATCTGGTACAGGAATTTCAGTTTACTCAAGTGTTACTATATCTGAACCAACGTCAAGCAGTATTGCACAAAGTACACAATTAACTTACAGTGCATTAGCAACTATGCAGGTTGATTTTGAAACACCACATGGTCTTGTCCCAGGAGATGCTTTCTTGGTAACAATTCAATCAGATGATGGTAACAACAATCACTTATTAGCATCTGGACCGTTTTTAGCAACGTCGATTCCTACATTAACACAATTACAATATCAAGTAAGAGCACCAGGAACTATAACAGACTCTGCTTGGCAAGGATTTATATATGTAAGACCAGACTCTTTCTTTGTTCACAGACCATTTGATGGTGGTGTTCAATTAGGTACAGGTGGTCCACAACACGGTGCACAGGCAATACGTCAATCTAAAAAATATATTAGATACCAATCAGGTAAAGGTATCATGTACACAACTGGTGCCTTGTTTGCACCAAGTTATGACTTATTAAATGTTACTGCTGATGGAACATCGGTAGGTTCAACAATTACAGTAACAACAGATGACACTGATCATGGATTACAAGTTGGATCAAGAGTAAGACTAATTGGTTTAAGTACATCAGGATATAACGGTTATTACACAGTTGCAAGTGTTGTTAGTGAAAGACAATTTACTGTATTAGCAGTACAATCTTTAGGAAGCACTGTTGCTGAATTTGAAGATCAACCTCAAGTATCATTGTCTAATTGGAATGGTGCAACTGTTCGTTCAGGAACATTTGATGATCAAAACGGAATTTTCTGGCAGTATGATGGTGGAAATTTAGCGGCTGTACAAAGAACTTCAACAAGACAAATTACAGGTACAGTAACAGCAACGCCAGACTCTAACTCAATAACAGGTGATGGAACAAGATTTAGAGAACAATTAAAAGCAGGTGACAGAATTGTAGTAAGAGGAATGACACACGTTGTTGCTCAAGTAAATTCAAACACACAGATGTTTGTAACTCCAGATTACAGAGGAGTAAATGTATCAGCAGGTGTTAAGGCTTGTTTAGTTTTAGATAAAGTTGCAAAACAAAGCGAATTCAACCTAGATACTATTGATGGTAATGGTCCGAGTGGATACAATTTTGATCCAGGCAAAATGCAGATGATCGGGATACAGTTTTCATGGTACGGGGCTGGATTTATTGACTTCATGACAAGAGGTTCAAACGGTGACTTTGTGTTTGCTCACAGAATGAGAAATTCAAACGTAAACACAGAAGCATTTATGAGAACAGGTAACCAACCTGTACGTTATGAAGTTGCAAACGAAGGACCAAGTGGCAAATTAGAATCTAACGTAAATTCAACTGCAACAGAATTACCATTAATAGATGCATCATTCTTCCCAACTACAGGTGGAACAGTTTATGTTGATAATGAAATTATAACATTTACAGGTGTATCAGGAGATAAACTAACAGGATGTACACGTGCGGCACAGTTGACAAACTTTGCTTCAGGTGCCACAAGATCATATTCGGCTGGTCCGGCTTCAGATCACTTTAGGAACACTGGTGTTGTTTTAATATCTAACACAACATCACCTATTATATCACACTGGGGATCAGCATTTATTACAGATGGTAACTTTGATGAAGATAGAGGATACTTATTCAGTTACTCAGCATCAGGTTTGGATATCACAACAACAAGACAAACAGTATTCCTATTAAGACTAGCACCGTCAGTATCTAATGCATTGACAGGTGATTTAGGAGACAGAGACTTGTTGAACAGAGCCCAGTTGCTATTGGACGGACTAGAAATTACTTCAGATGAACCGGCTTCGGGTACTAATGGACAGATTGTAATTAATGGAATTTTGAATCCGCAAAACTATCCAGTTGATCCAAGCGATATTGGTTGGACAGACTTAACTGGAGTTGCACAAGGTGGTCAGCCGTCATTTGCTCAAATTGCACCAGGTGGTTCGGTTGTATGGAACTCAGGTACAACAACTACAACTGCAACAGCACTTACAACAAACGCAATGACTAGTTCTGCTAATCACTGGTTCAACTTAGGTGGAAACAGAAACTATGGTTACTTCTTACAAAATGATTGGGAAAACAAAGGTCACGTAGTTGGTATGAAAGTTACATCTGGACAATTCCCAGCAGGAACAACAGTCACACAGATTCAAGACAGAGGAAGTTACTATCTTGTTTACTTCTCACAAAGACACACAGGTTTACAGAGTGGTCAAGCAGTAGACTTTGAATATGGTGGAGACATAGCGAACTCTAACTACTTGTTCTTCCAAGAAGCATCTTGGTTGGCACTTGGTGCTACAACAGGAACAGAAGTAGACTTTGCAACAAGTACAGAATTTCCGGCGGGTGCTTCAATTGTATCTGTTGCCTCATTGGCACAGTTCGGAGCAACAAACTATTACAGGGTAACATTTAACCAATCGTTCCAAGGAACTATTGCAGGTGGTACAGCGATATCATTCCAATTTGGTCAACCACCATACGCACAGCCAGGACAGAGTATTTTCTCTTTCGTTGCACAGCCAGGTGAAAGATCAACATTATCATTGGCATCAATCCAAGAGTTAACAAACACTACATTAGGTGGTAGAGGTACTTTCCCTAATGGTCCGGACGTATTGGCGATTAACGTTTATAGAACGGCAGGAACAGGTGGTGTTCCAGCAACAGTTACACTGCGTTGGTCAGAAGCACAAGCGTAATTCAATAATATTTTAAAGTAATTTTTTGGCTAAACTTTGTTGGTCAGCAGGACTTACTGGTGTCTTTTGTCCATCACCAGGAATAACTCTGTAGTTGTCATCTGGATCATCCATTGTGCTAACTTCTGTAACACTACCTGTATCTGTTGTACAAATAAGTTGATGTGGCATCAATGGAGGATTGTGCCATGTTGCACCAGTTTTTAATGGCTTTTCATATAATGTTGCAGTCTTTGTGTCAATATATCTTAATTTAAATTCACCATCATTTACAAACCAAGTTTCATCTTTGTTTTTATGAAAATGCATTGAAAATTTTGCATCTTTTTTAGTGAATACTAAAAATTTACCACAGTAGTGTTCGTTGGATGCCCATACAACTTCATATCCCCATCCTTTTTCAATCTTACCTTCTTTATTAAAATTTTTCGACATATTGTTCAATTGTACTCCAATCTACGTTAACAAATTTATTTACTTTAGAATTGTCTGCCCGTGTGTAACTTTGGTAATGCTTTTTAATATTTTCTGGCATTGGAATTTCTTCTATTTTGGCATTAAATTTATTTGCCACTACTTCTGCAACGTGTTTAAAACTTATATTAGTGCCAGTGCCAACATTGAACACACCAGAAGTATCTGCTGAAAGCATTTGTTTATGAACTTCACAAACATCATGCACACTGACAAAATCACGTGTGTAGTTTTCACTCCCCTCAAAAATCTTAATCACTCCTGTTTGTTTTGCCTGTTCAATAAATTTACTGACTGGACTCATTTGTTTTCCTTTATGTTCTTCCATTGGTCCGTACACATTAAAATATCTGAATCCTTGTACCAAAATATTAAATTCTCCTGCTTCTTTTACGAATCTATCAAATAGGTACTTGCTCCATGCATAAGGCGACTGTGGTGACACATTGTCTTCTTCATTAAATTTTTCTGTATTACCATAGACACTTGCCGAACTGGCGTATTGAAAATTTGCACCCATTTGTTCACACATTTGTAACAAACGCATACTATATTCGTAATTCTGTGTTAAAATTTTATCTACATTAGTTTCTGTTGTAGAACTAATTGCACCTAAGTGTATTACCCAATCATATTTAGATGGATCTGGATAAACGTTTGGAGTGTATTCAAATCCTTCTACTAAATGATCTTTTTCAAGATGCTGTATTAAATTTTGTCCAATAAAACCAGCGCCACCTGTAACTAATATTCTCATTTAAAAACCAAAATATTGGAAATCACCTTTCCATTTAAATTTTTTGTAATAATCGTTGTCCATTTCAACCATGTTAACATCTAATTCATCATTTGTCAAATAGTGTTGAATAAATTCATTTTTAGATACGTCAACACCTAATCTTGGTGCTAAATGTTCTTTTACCCAATTAGCATGAGTGCTTATAGATGGATGCTTATCTTTTTCAATTTTTTTCCTTTTTGTAAACAAACTAATAGGATCTTGATCTTTATATGTAACATTAATCACTGGACTTTTTCTATCATCAGCATATGATTGAATTGCTGTCACCCAACCTGTGTAAATATTTGTGTTGTGTACAAACTCTTTATTTTGTAATAAAGTAGGCACATCTACACTACTTGTGACAGTCCATTTACAAGGTAAACTTCTTAAAAAATTTATTGTCATGCTAATATAATTGTGGCTCATGTACATATAACTTTCTTCATTCCAAGTTTGTTGGATCCAAGGTTCTTCTACACTTTTCATCCAAATATTACCACCTGCTCTCCAATTGCCAAAAGGTAATATGCCCACTGAGTGTAAATCTAATCTGTTAAAATCTGTAAACTGAACAACAACGTAATCATCTTCAGTAACTTTATTTTTCGTTAGTGCTTCATTGACACGTTGCATAATTGCGTTGTTACCAAGACCACTTATTGCCCAATTCTGATGTTCATCGAATTGATATCCAAGCAAATCACTCCATGTGGGCCAATAGTAATTTGTGTAACTACAACCAAATGTAAAAAGTTTCATCTTAGTCTATCTTATCACACCATTTTACAATTTCATTCCATTGTTCTATTGTCAATATGTCTTTGTACATTGAATCTTCATGGAATCTTGGAATAAAATTAATATTAAGTGCTACCCTTGAATTAGCATTTGTACAAGTGGACCCTGAATGTTCCATGTTACTTGGGAACAATACAATTCGATTTGCTATACTTTCTACTTTATCTCCATCAGCAAAAGCAGTGTAACCATCATTTGTATTCATGTAATATATTCCTGTAATACTTAAAGGTACCATACAATCACAGTGAAATCCATGCACGTAAATTTTTTCAGTTCTTGGAACCAAATTAGCCTTTATCCTTACAAAAGTATTAGGATGAATTCTATTAAAGATAGGAAATAGCATCTGCCAATTATCCTGTTCAGTGACTATGTTTCCATCTTCTCTAAGCACGTGATGAGTAAATTGATATTGATGTTTTTTACTTTCTTCTACAACCTGTGATTCGTCTACAACATAATTTTTAAAATACCAAGGAAAGTGTTCACCATAGTAACGATCAATTATTACTTTTGATTCATTTTCAGGCAACAAATTATCAATAATTATTTTATTATTTTGAATTTTTTTCTGCATTGTTTTTCACCTTCTCCATTATTTGTGTTGTAGAAAATCCTTCAACAGTTGGAAAAATTTTTACTTCAGCAAGTTCATTACCCACTGTGGTTTCTACTGTATAATCTCCGCCTTTTACAATAATGTCCGGAGAATATTCTTGAATTTTTTCTAATGGTGTATCATCTTCAAACACAACCACTTTGTCTACCCAAGGTAGTTGTAGTAACTGTTGTTCTCTTACATATGAATTATTAAAAGGTCGTCCTTCACCTTTTAATCTTTTTACACTACTGTCGGAATTAATTCCTACAATTAAAATATCTCCCTGTTGTTTGGCAAATTTTAACAGTTCTAAATGTCCATTGTGTAAAATATCAAACACACCATTTGTCCATACTACTGTATCTTCAATATCAGTTTTATCAATAATTGAAACACCTCTTTTTTGAATTATTTTTTGAGCACCTTTAACCGCTAATTCACAGCACGATACCATATCGTGTGTTTGCAGATAATGTGCAATCACTGCCAACACAGAATCTCCTGCACCACTTACATCTGCTATTTCTACTTCTTCACCTTGAATGTGTTTGTGAGAATCTTTGCTCACAACATGAATACCGTTAGCACCATCAGTCACTATAAGCCAAGTCCAATGATTTTCTTTACAATGCTGTTGTGCGGATTTAGGTTCGAATTCCCCAAACCAGGATTCATATTCTTTCATATTTGGCTTTACTAAAAATGCACCAACGTATGCAGTAAAATCTTGCTTAGGATCTACATAAACATTTTTGCATTTTTGCAATATTTTTTGCACAGTATCTTTTTTAATCACACCTTTGTTGTAGTCACTTACAATCACTGTGTCACTTTCTGTCAAGTCTTCTAATAATTTTTCTGCAGGAATATTTTCTTTGTATTGTTCTTCTTTATCTACTCTAATAAGGTGTTGTCCGTTTTGACCTATAATTCTTGTTTTGGTAGTAGTGCATTTACTGTCCAAAGATAGATAGGATTTTACACTATTTTGTATTAGTATTTCACGTATTTTTAACCCTGGGGTGTCGCTACCCACGGATCCATAAAGAGACGTGTGTGTGCCCAAATTTGACAGGTTTAAAGACAGATTTCCAGCGCCTCCTACGTTATATTCTTTGCTAGATTCTTTAACAACAAGCACAGGTGCTTCTGGACTTACTTTTTGGCAGTCACCATTTACCCATGCATCTAACATAATGTCACCAATAATTTTAATCATCTAAAAACTTTAGTATTTTAAATACTGTATCTAATTTTGTTTGGTTTACTTTTGATTGCAAAGTTTTTCTTAAACCTTGGTGTAAAGGTTTGGGCCAATGGTTAAATGTACACCATGCAAATCCATCGTGTTCTTTATTCAGTTTTGGTAAAAATTCAGGACCTACAACACACAGGTAAGTGTGATACAAAAATGCTTCATCATTGCTAATAAAGGTTTCCATTGGGATTGTTTTTAAAATTTTTACGTCACCAATTTCTTCTTTTATTTCTCTTTTAAGACCTGCCCACGCTAATTCATTAGTGGTGGTTCCTCCAACAAGTCCCCACACTCTGTTTTGTTTACTTTGCGTTCTGTGTAGCAGTAAAAATCTATTAGTTTCTTTAGAATAGAATAATGCACCGCACCCAATAATCTTCTCGGTCATACAGTTAATTATTTAGAGTTGAATTTGCCAGGTTCCTTTACGATATTCACCTTCAAATGATAACAGCCATTGTTCGCCTGTCCACTTGTATTGTATTCCGGTATTTAAATTGGTAATGAATTTGGTTTCAAAACCTTCACTGTCTTTAAGATTAGCACTTGCGTCAAACAATACTGTCCATGTAGATCCGTTCCATTCAACAATATCGTTTTCATTCATGTCTGTCAAAGAGTTGTTTGTGTTTTTCCATGCGTCAGCGTCATTGTTTACATCTGCAAGAAGTAATAATCTCGTGCCTGTTTGTTTGATGTCTGACGGATTAAATTTAGTTGGATCTATTATATAATCAACTGTGCCTCTTGAATTGACTCCTGTAAATATTGTATCTGTTGGAATTGTGTCTTCATCCCAATTTATAATAAGTTGATTTTCATTAAGTTCATTGACAGCAAAAGTACCGCTTACTCTTTGATTAATATCTTGTCTATTCAATAATATTCTACTCAATCCTGCATTGTATTTTCCTGGCAGTGTTTTAATAATTTTATTCCAATTCACTGCGCCTGCAATGCCTTTGTCAATTACTTGACCTACATTATTCATCACTAATAAATCATATCCAATAGCAGTTGTGGCAATTACAGCATCTGCATCTTCTTTCGTTGTAGCACTAGAATCTATAGTGCCATCTGCACTCTTTGTAATTGTTGATTTAACACTTTTAGAATAATCATCTGAGTATGCTTGGAGTTCAGGCATAGTTTGTCCTAGGTCAATATTACCTGTTCTTTCATTGTATATACTTGCAATAATTTGTGTAACAACTCCTAATTTTTTAACTTTTGTTGGAGGCGATATGTATATAGGTGTTGTAAAATTTAAAGTGGCAACATCTATTTCAGACTCTGTACCTGTTGGAATACTTCTGCTACTAAAATTAATACTTGCAATTTCAACAACACTTAAACTTGTCCAATCAACATAGTTGTCTGTTGTTTGAATTTCTAAACTAGGATTAAACAACATTAAAATTTGTTCCATAATTTGTAATTTTTGTTCAGTGTTTGTAGTCCATAAATCAACTGCAACACTCAATGTATATGGAGTTGGCATTAATCTTTCAACTGTATAATTATTTCCTTGTGTATTAAGGTATTCATTGTTATCACTATCATATGCACGTTCTCTAAGATGAACTTTTGAAATGTAAGATGCATCTGCAAGTCGTGTTCTATCTAATTCTAAATTAGTAATATACACTCCCATACGAGGAGCACTCATAATTTTATTCTCACTATTATCTCGCATAATATGAGCAACTTGTCTAGTAATGTCACCATACATCACTGGTATTGTACGCAAAGCACCATCGCCATCTTTAAAATTAAAATTACTCATTAATCTAACAATTTGAGTAATATATCTACGTATTTGTCCGTCGTAAAAAAATTGCATTAATCTTTACCTTCTATTGATGTTCCTTTAAAAGGATCATTTTCTATATTTCTATTATTTTCGTTAAACTTATTTCCAGTTGGTTCATAGTATGTTCTAACTTTACCCATGTAGGACTTTGTTACTTTTTTCAGCCCTTGCGGCTTGGCAGTATGTGCCATAGGAATTCCAGCAAAACCAAATAATTCTCTTATTTTCATTAATTGTCCGCCTGTGGTCGCAACGCTTTAGAAAGACTTTGTCTTTCTTGTTGTCTTGTTTTGTATAATTCAACATTCCATTTGCCATCAAAAGGTATTTTTTCTTGAACGTCACTAATAATAGGTAATGTTATAAACACCTTATCATTGGATGATGTAATCAAATTTGTATGATCCGCTATGGCGTATGTAATTTCTCTTGTATCTAGTTTTAGTAATAGATAGTTTGCTGATGTAACTGGATATGGAATAGTTGTTGTTATTGTTGTTGCATCTTTTGTAAGAGTAACAACATCTGTAGCAACACGCCCAGAAAATACATAATTGTTGTTGTTTATAAATTTAGTTTTCATTGTATTTCTTGTGTTTGTATTTGTCAAAGTCATACGTAAAGCATCTTCCATTTTGACCCAACGTGTGCCGTCATATCTAAACAATCTATTAGGCATAAAATCAGTACGTAAAAAATAATCTCCTTTTACAGAACCTGTTGGAAAAGATATACCATGACCAAAAACTTCTCCGTTTGGTGCTAGACCATCGCCTAACAAATATCCATCATAGCCTGTTCTTTCAGGAGTTTGTTCAACTCTATCTGCTAATTCATTGAGTGTAGAAGTATCTAATTCTGTTGTATCAGTGGTTACTAATTCACGTTTACCATTTTCATCAACTTGTAAAGTGTATAAATGGCTTGTATCATAACCCGATTTACTTGCATCTGCTTCTGCTTGTTGTACGACAGCATTATTAATATTCATTTCTGCTTCATAAGTAGAAAGCACATCACGTAATGTCTTACCATCTCCGTTTCCAGCATCTTGTTTTAGTATATCTTTAAATTCTTGTGAATCGTAAATTTGTTTTAGTTTTACTCTATAAAGATGAGGCCACCAAGTTTGACTAAATCCTTCACTTGCTCTGTTTACATCTTCAACAACATAAAATCTTTTCAATGCAACGTTAAAATCATTAAGAGCATATTCATCTTTCAAGTGAGGCAATTCAAATACATCACCTGGCATAACTTTTCTACCCAATGTTTTAACACTGTAACTAATAGGTACAGTCATAAACAATGTATCATTTTGTAGGAATAAGCCAAACTGACTCATGTCAAAGTCGACATCTTGCACATTGTATATGCCTCTTAATCTATAAATGTTTTCATCGTATTTTCTGTCTCTGTTTTCTAAAAACAACAAATCTTGTATATTTGTTTCTTTAACAGCATCATACCTAGGCTTATCCGCAGTGGCTTCGGATTCGTCTGGATTACGAGGCCCTAGATATTTGTGAACATAAACGTCTGTTCCACCCACGGTGAACATTTCGTTAATATTCTTGTCTAAAAACGTGTAATCTGGACCTTTTTCTGGTTTATATAAACTGATTCTCGGCATACAGCATATTTATTAATAGTTCAAGGCATATAAATATAAGAAATGAGTACACAATTCAACACACAAAAACAAGAGATATTCGACTACGTTTTCCGTATGTTGGGTGGTGGTATGATCGACGTAGAGTTAGATCCTGACCACTACGAGACAGCAATTAAAGACGCATTCGACAGATATAGACAGAGATCTGACCATTCAGTCGAGGAATCATATCTATTCATGCCCACTGTGATAGATCAAAACACATACACTCTACCTAATGAAGTAATGGAAGTTAGAAAAATTTTTAGACGTTCTATTGGTTCAAGAACAGGTGGTGGAGATGGTGGTACACTGTTTGAACCATTCAATCTAGCATACACAAACACCTACCTTTTAGCCAGTACAAACTTAGGTGGTTTAGCAACCTACAATGCTTTTGCACAGTATCAAGAATTGGTAGGAAGAATGTTTGGTTCTTTTATAGAATTCAAATGGAACAACACAAACAAAGAATTAACACTACTCCAAAGACCAAGAGCAGAAGAAAATTTATTGTTGTATGCATACAATTACAGACCAGATTCAGAATTATTGAATGATTATTTGGCACAAAAATGGATAAAAAGTTACACTTTGGCAATATCCAAATATATGCTGGGCGAAGCCAGAAGTAAATTTAATACAGTTGCAGGGCCACAAGGTGGAAGTTCCTTAAACGGTGACGCACTAAAACAAGAAGCCTCTTCAGAGTTAGAAAGACTTGACCAAGAACTATCAACACAAACAGCAGGTGGTGTTGGTTACAGTTTCACAATTGGTTAATTCACAGTTGACATTATCATAATTTTGTTGTAATATCGTAAGATATGCAACACAAAATGATTCCTTTATTTTCCGTGCCTTTGTTTAAAACAAACATTGGGCCATTAGACTCTATTGAAAGAACCTGGATAGATAGTTTAGAGTATCCACCAAAAGCAGTAGCAAGAGACAAATCTGACGACCATCTTCCAATGGTTAATAGAGGAATGCACATTTTGAATAGTGGGCAATTAAAAAACACAAAAATAAAAATACAAAATGCTCTTGAATATTTTACAAAAACAGTAATGGGCATTGAACAAAATTTTAGAATAACAACAAGTTGGATTAATAAAATTCCTAAGGAGGATTGGATACAACAACATTCACACGCAAACAGTGTGATAAGCGGAGTGTATTACATAGAAACAACGCCTAACTGTTCGCCAATTGTTTTTAACAAGCCATTTTTGTACACAAACTTTGTACATCAAACAGTGCAAATTACATTTGATGAAAGCAATAAAAATCAATACAACAGTGATCACATTGGTGTTCAACCTGAAACAGGAGACCTTTTATTGTTCCCATCTTGGTTAGAACACACTGTTAATCCACAACAACCAGATGTGGAAAGAATAGGGTTAGCATTCAACTGTTTTCCCACAGGAAAATTTGGAAAAGGAACATTTCAATTAGAATTATGATTATAGGAATATGCGGACTAATTGGTTCGGGCAAAGACACAATCGCAGATTACTTGGTTACAAATTATAATTTTAAGAAACTATCTTTTGCAGATAAACTCAAAGACAGTGTTGCAACAATGTTTGATTGGGACAGAGACCTACTGGATGGCAAAACAGACGAATCAAGAGCATGGCGTGAAAAGGAAGATGCATACTGGACAAAGGAATTAGGTTACAGTGTAACACCAAGATTAGTATTACAAAAGTTTGGCACAGAATGTATGCGTGATGGCTTCTATGATGGTATATGGGTAAGTCTTACAAAAAAGAAAGTATTAGATAATCCAGATGTAAAATGGGTTATTCCAGATGTTAGATTTGATAATGAAGCAAAAATGATTAAAGAAGTAGGCGGTGAAGTTTGGTGGGTAAAAAGAGGCCCATTGCCTATGTGGTTTAGAATGTATCAAGACATAGGTCAAAAACCTGAGGACATACATCCATCAGAATGGGCATGGGCAAATGTGCATTTTGACAAAGTATTGGAAAATGATTCTACTGTAGATGCTCTTAGAAATCGGGTACAAGGTCACCTTGCTTCCAAGTTACCCCTTCAAGATGCAATACCCTTTGGCAATTAGCACATACAGTTTTTAAATTACTGTAAGACACATTGTTCAAATTACCATCAATATGAAACACATCAAATTGATGTTTATACCTGCTTTTATGTCCACACTTGTCACAGGACTTTTTAGGTCTATACCCTGCTAACCACCACTTGGGCCAACCCTTTTTGCCTTTTTTCTGTTTTAAACATATACTGCATTTCTGTCTATAGAAAACTTTGCCGTCCTTGTGATAATTAATTGCACACGGCTTTTGCTTACAAATGCTACATAAAGGCCTCATATACAGTATTTACCTAGCCTTTTTGAAGCCTTTTGATAGCACTAAAAAGCCTATGATTTAGGAATTCTTTATAAATACAACAGATAAAGGAATTAGGAGATTATAAAATGGCATTAGTTTCACCAGGAGTTCAAGTAAGTGTAATAGACGAAAGTTTCTATACACCAGCAGAACCGGGCACAGTCCCAATGATATTTGTTGCTTCGGCACAAGACAAAACAAACAGTTCAGGAACAGGTACCGCACAAGGTACAACAGCGGCAAACGCCGGCAAAGTGTTCTTAATGACTTCACAAAGAGAATTAGCAGAAACATTTGGAGATCCAGTATTCAAGACTGATGCAAACAATAATCCTATCCACGGCGGTGAAACAAATGAATACGGACTACAAGCGGCTTACTCTTATTTAGGAGTTGCCAACAGAGCATTCGTTGTTAGAGCAAATGTTGACTTAGGTCAATTAGAAGCAAGTGCTTCTGTGCCAACAGCAAACCCACCAGCAGGAACTTATTGGTT